GTGACATCCCTGAAAATGGGGTAAGGTATTTATATGGCAGATACACCCACCTCCTTGGTTGCCCGAATGCCCGAGGATTATGTTGATTTAATTGGTCGCTTCATCGGGGACTCCGACATAGATATTGACGATTCCGAAGTCAAAGAACTCATGCCCGCTAGTCCCGTTGTCGCCGTAATCGCCAACTATTTGGGCATCAACACCGAAGAAGTCTCTGTGAACGAGTTAGACCAAGCAAAAGCGTGGCTTGACGAACAAGCATCTTGGCAGGACAGGGCGACAGCAGTACAAAAAATACTCGCCCAAAAAGCACCCTTCGGAGAAGAACAAGCAAAGAACGCTGAAATCCCGTTGTGGATGAACGCAAAATGGGCTCCAATGTTGTTGTTTCAGTGGTCAGACGGGTTGCGTGACGCAGTTCTACAAGCAGAAGAATATGTTCAGGAGGTTTTGTGAGCGACACACCCGCAGAGGACAATCTTGAATCAGCGATGGAGAAGGTCGCCGAGTCGCTCGAGCCAACTCGGTCCCGGCTGGTTGGAAAGAAAAAGAAAGACAAAGACGGGACTGAACTTTCTTCAACAGCACAAGAACAGGTCTTGTTTCGAGCGTCAACTGAGGACAAGCAGAAGTGGGAGGAATGCGCCAAACATTTGGGTATTTCTATGGCTGAGTTTCTTCGTGTTTCCGCCAATGAAAAGGCTGAATCTACAATGGCGGGATGTGACCACCCATCTGGGTTTCGTAGAAGTTACCCGTGGAGAGAAGAATGTCTGAAGTGCGGTCAGATTTTATGGATGAAGAACGATAACTCGAACTTCGGAAATCGGCGTTGAAGCCCCGCAAACCGCTAAAAAGGTCGCCCCTCAAACGGTCGACTAAACCGCTGAAGCAGAAGTCGGCGAAACGGGAAGTTGCCGATGTGGAGAGACGCATCTTTGTTGCGATGATGCTGAACAAACACCCGTATTGTGTTGCGTGTCCTGTGTTTGCTGAACACGATGGACTGGTTACTTATGTTCGCAAGCCGTCAAGGGATATTCACGAGTTGGTCAGACGTTCTCAGGGTGGGTCGGTTGTTAGTGAAAGCAACTGTATTGCTGTGTGTCGGGACTGCCATAATCGGATTGGCAATCATCCTCAGTTGGCGTTTGACTTGGGGTTGGCAAAGCACTCTTGGGAGTAGCACCCGAGTAGTACCCGAGTAGCACCCGAGGGGTGCGGATTACTTCTTGACAGTTTGCTTCTTGGGTGGCAACTTCTTTGTTACTGACTTCTTTGGTTGCTTCTTGGTTGCGACTTGCTTCTTGGGTTCTACTTTCGCTGGCGATAGCAATACGGATACGCCTGCGCCCGTAACTGTTTGGTCTGAGACTGGTTCATTCATTGTCATCGGTTCGCCCGTCTTGGATACGACAATCGTCGTTGTAGTTGTAGTCGTCGCAATGGTGGTTGCTGTCTCGGTTGCTACTGGCTCACTAGTGGTAGCAACGGTGGTTGTAGTTGTCGGTGCGACTGTAGTAGTTGTAGCGACCGTAGTAGTTGTAGTCGTCGTCTCAGGGACGCTAGTTGTAGTGGTTGTCTGCTCATGGGCGGTAGTAGTAGTCGTAGATGTCGCTCCGCCTACTGTTCCGTTACACGAAATAGCGCAATCCCCATTAGTAACTACTGGGTTACTGCTAGCACCAATCAACTGATAGACGGCACTGCGAGCGACGGCGATGTCTATTCCGCCACGCCACAAGGCAAGCATAAAGTTGGGACGATACCCGTTTCCACCCGAACCACTGCCGATACCTACTCCGACATACTCACACACTGCGAACCATTGGTGCGCTTTTGCTATGGCTATGCCTAGTGAACGATGACCGCCATTGGAATAGGTGACTAGACGCTCAAAGGCTTCAGTGCCTACTTCGGTGTCAATGATTGTTAATAGCGTCGGCTCAGACGACGATGGTGCTTCTTTCGGCTCAGTACACTCACTTGCCTTCGCTTCGCTGATAGGGGAGAGCGATAACACTAGGGCTAATGCGACTGCTATGCGTATGGGTTTCATAGTAACTCTCTTCCAATAATGGTTACCCGCAAGGCTACCCGTAGGCATTATCTTTTCCCTCTGCGCTCATACTCAATACCTTTGCGCCATAACCATATGCCCGCAATAAGGATAAGTAATCCCACTAGACGAGTTATCACGCTTCACTCCTTTTACAGAACTCAATGAACTTTGTCATCACATAATCAACGAACTCAGACCTTGTCTTCGTCGCCTCATTATCAGTTATCACAGTGAACTCAGGTACACCTTTATCGTTGTATACATAGGACATACATACACCTACACTACCCCCGTGATACCCGTAGGTAGTTACGGTCAACGCCTCTTTCACATCAGTTTTGGGTTGACTTTTGAACTCTTGCGCTAATGAACCGTGCTCATACTTGTTTACTTCGTCAGGTTTCGCAACACGAACATAACTATCTATGACGAGACTTACAGTGTCAAACGAAGTGATATCGTCCTCTTCAAACGCTTTGGATAACACTTCAGGTAACACCTCAAACGGATGACCATCGTGATTGGGTTCGTGACAGTCAAACACATCGCCTTTCTGAAACACAACGAAAGACGGCATATCAGTAATACCGTTATCTGCTTGACATACTTGTTGCTTGCGAAGTTTTGCTATACCCGCAACCTTTTTCGCCTCTTCCTCTAAGTCAATGCTTATCATCGTTATCACTTACCTCTGTCTAATCTGAGACATTCTTTATATGCCTCTTTGCGAGTGTTGTGAGATGACACAGGACAGTTGCGGTTCTGTGTGTCAATGACCAACCATTTAGTGGATGGGTATATGTCAGGTTTAATGTCGTAACGATAGTTCATAAGGCTAAGTATATAACGGTAATGAATATATGTCAAGTATTAAATTGATAGTAGTTATGCTACCCGCAAGCCACCCGTAGCACTATTCCCCAACACGCCACCTCAACCCCAAACCCCTACGCCTCTCATTAGCCTCCAACCTACGAGACCTCTCAGGCTCAGGCAACAACATATAAGAAGCAACACGCTTAGCATTCTTACGCTCACGCTCATACTCCCTACGCCACTCACGCTTAGCCCTCGTATCCTCACGATGACAACGTTGCCACTCCCTACGGTCAGAAAAGTTTTTGTAAGGCACGAACACACCAATAAACAAACACCCCAACAAAACAAATCACAACAGAAGCAACAACACTCTCAAAGTTCGTCACAAACACAAACCACAACAACTCACAAACCCAATAAAAAACAACCATCACAAACAACAAAGGCAAAAGCAAACGCATCACAAACACGAGACCTTGACATTGACTGAAAACATCATGTCAAAAATAGGTTTCATAATCGGGACTGCCAACCTTTTTGAACTCTGGCTACAGTGTGGGCGGTGGTGAGACAAATTTTTTGGTCGGTTTTTGTTTTTTAGGTTTATCTGAGGTGGGTGTGTTGAGTTCTTTATCAAGTTTGGCGATTTCTTTGTCTAGTTGTTTGATTTCGTTTTCTAGTTTTTTGATTTCTCGGTTTATTTGTGTTGTTTCTTTTTCTATTTGTTTGATTTCTTGTTGGATTGTTTGTTTCTTTTTGGGTGTTTTGGGGGTTGTCATTGGTGGTGCTTTCTGTTTGGTGAATCATGTTGATGCAGGTGAGGTAGCCGATGGTGTCTAGGAGTGTGTCGTAGTGGAGTTGTCCTTGGTCTAGGTTGGTTTTTAGTCTTGCGAGTTTGACTGAGACCATGAATAGTAGTGCGTCGGTGAGGTTGAGTTGGTGTCCTGTGAGGGTTTGGTAGATGTTTACGACTTTGGTGTAGTCGTCTTTGGGGTGTCCGTAGGTGTTTTGTCTGTCTTGGTTGACGATTTGGTGGGCGTGTAGGAGTATTTCGGTGCCTGGGGTGGGTTGGTTTTTATTGTTATCGGTCATGGCTGTTTTAGTTTATCCAATCGGGGACTGTTGGTGGTGTTTTTAAAAAAAATTCGGCGCGCGTTTTTCTGTTTTGGTGAGGAGTTTGGTCAGGATGTTTGTTTCTTCTTGTCGTAGGCGTTTTTGGCGTTCTTTTTGTGCTTCGTCTGTGGTGCTGTTTCCGTGTGGGTTTAGTTGATGCATTTTTCGTTCTATTGCTGGGATTGATTTGATGCCGTCGGTGGTGATTCTCCATAGTGTTTTGTTGTCGGGGTGGCGTTCAAGGAGTCCTGCTTGGGCGAGTCGTGCTGTGTAGTCCTTGATTTTTGATCTTGCTATTTGTTTGTTTTGGAAGTTGTAGTAGTCGTCTCTGGTGAACCATTCTCCTTGGCGCATTCTGGTGCGCATTCGGGCGTAGCAGAGGAGGGTGTATGAGCATCGGCGACCGTTTCGGGCGATGTTTGTGATGGTGTTGGTGTACATCAGAGTGTCTCTTTTGTTTGTTCGTATTCTTCCCAGTTGGTGGTGATTTTGTAGTTGGCGTCTACTACGCCTGTGGGGTCTAGGCGTTTATATAGTTCTGTTCCTTTGCTCATGACTAAGTATTCGGGTGTTGGGTATACGAATCGGAGGGTTCGTTTGTCGTATTGTCCTCCGATGAAGGTTATGTCTGCTGTTGTTGGTTGCGGAGTTTTTTTGGTTGTTTTCTTTTCTTTTGGTTTCACGGTTTATTGAATTGTTTCATTTTGTTTGAGTTTTCGGTCTCTCCATCTTTTGCGTGCTCGCATGGCGTTGGCGCTTTCTATTTCGTGTCCGTATCCAGTTCTCCACGGTTGGTATACGAGTCCTCTGTTCATGCGTTCGTATTGGCGTTCTGTTTCGGACATGCCTCCCCAGATGCCGTATGATTCGTTGACTAGCGCGTACTCTAGGCATGGTTCTTTCACTGGGCATGTTTCGCAAATTTGTTTTGCTTTTATGATGAGTGCCCGCATTTTTGATGACAGGTGGGCGTGTTCTGCTAGTGGGTAGAAGACGCTGACGCCGTGTTCTTGGCAGGCTGAGAGTTTTGTATCAAATGGGAGTATTGAACGGTTTTGATTTGATATGGGTATGGTCACAGATTGATGAGTTTATCTGCGTTCTGTTTGTTTGTGTACTTTGCAGTATCGGTCTGTGGGGGCGGTTTGTCGTCGGCATGGTGTTCCGCTGTATGCGGTTTTTGCGACGCATTTTCTGCGATTTTGGTTCACAGGTGGATTAGTTTATCTGCGTTAAGGGTGAGTCTCGGTCCGTAACCGTAGTCTGATTTGTGGGCGTTTGCAAAAAAATGTTCGCGGGTTGTTCCGCCGATTATTTGAAATTGTGTGTTTGTGCCGATGTTTTCCCATTGGTTTTTGGGTTGGTTACACCATACGACGATGCATTGTTCGGTGTCTGGTTTCCACAGCCCATATTTGCAGTGTTCAGGGTCGTTGATTATAAGATTTTTTTGGCTTGATGTTTTAATTTCGGTGCTTTTGTTGTTGATGGTTGTATCAAAGCCGTGGTCTGCGCCAATGTAAATGTCCCAATCTATTTCTGTGTTGTAGTAGCGGGAGACGATTACTTCTCCTGCTTTGCCGAGCATGATGATGCCTTTTTCTGTGGCTGTGGGCGTGTATTTGCGGTCGGTAACCTGATGCTCTGTTTTATTTTGTTTACATTTTTGTGTGAATTGGCGGAGTTGCAATACCTCTCGGGCGGTGAGGTGCATCAACGGATATTTTGTAGCGGTTTCCATCTCGTTGTAGTTTATCTAGCGAGGGACTGTTTGCGGTTATTTTTTGTGGTTGGGTAGTTTGAACTTTATGAGGTGGTACGCCTGTTTTTCTATGATGTGGTCTACCGAATAACCCCAAGTTCTTACATCTTTGAAGGTAAGTTCGCACTTTAGTCGCTTCTCCCATACATGCCTAATGCAGTAGTAGAAGACACGGTGATGGGTATTGTCTCGCCATCCTTTGCCTGTTTCTGCCTTTATCGGTGGACATGCGTGGTGTGCGAGTTCGTGGACGAGTACTGCCCATATCCACCAGTGTTTGTCGTCGGGGATTTGAGTGGGGATGTTTATTTGGATGCGGGGTTTGGGGTGCCAGTTTCGGTGTTCTCTTTGTGAGTTTGCCCATCCTGCGCCCATTTTGTTTTTTCTGCGTGCTATTGCGATGGTGATTTCTGGTAGGGGTTTCCCGCCGTGCCATTGCTCCATTTTTTTCCAAATGATTTGTGCTTCTTTGGTCAGGAGTCTGTGTCGTTGTTTGGTGAGTTTTTCTCTTTGTTTTGCGGTGAGAGGTTTAGGTTTTTGGGGTTTGGGTGGTTGGGGCGGTGGGGTGGTGCCGTTGAGGGTGTGCGTGAGTGAGTCAATCAGTCGTTGCCCCCATTTGTTTAGCGCCCGACACTCTGCGTCATTTTCTAGGTATGGTGCTCCACTCGTTCGGTAGTCAACGACGGAGATGAGGTGTTCTAATGCTCCTCGGGAAATTGTGAGTTCTAGTTGACGCTGTCGGTCTTTGACTACCTCTACTGCCCTTTTGCTGAAATCGTCGCCACAGATAAGTTCTGCTAGTTCCATTTGGTAGGGGTCATCTTCGTCTAGTTGGTCGGAGAGTTCCATCCCTAGGTCGTCTTGGAATGATTCTGCGCTTTTCCCTCGTAAGGGGATGTGGACTGTGTATGTTTTGGTGTCTTCTATAGTGGTCATTATTTGCCTGCCGCCTCTCGGTCGGTTTTCGCGCAACGGATTTCCCACAGACCCTTTTTGAGTTTTCTGAAAGTTGGTGATTCCTGCAAGTATTTCAGGGTGGTCTGATATGAAAAACCACTTTGCTCGGTTAGTTGCTCGGTCGTGAATTGTTCAAAATGGTGCTCGTTCGCCCATTTTAAGAATTTATTGAATTTGTCCGCACGCTTCTCAACTGGTACTTTTGCTTTTTCAATTTCTTCTTCTGATTCAACACCGAAGTATTCAAGGTAGTCAACAACCAAGGTGTCTATCGCTCGCTGTGGAAGGTCGTATCTTTTCAGGAAACGCACTGCATTCCCACCGCCACCACTTTCCTGCCATAGATGTAGGACATGCAGTCCACGAACCAGTTCACTGATTCTGTATGTTTCCTCGGATGGGACTTTGAAAACGGTTCCAAATTCTGTTTTTGCTTTTTCCCAAAGTGAGTGATGATAGTTGGTAATCATTTCCTCATTCAGTTTTTTCACTTGCGGTTTGCCTTTCGGTCTAGTTATTTTTCTTTCTAGTATATTCAGTCTATCGGCTAAATTTGTAAATCACAACCCGTAAATAAAAATCTTTTTATTGTCTGTACCACTATTTGCCAAGACCAACACTGTCCCAGTTTAACCAACTAAAAATACTTTGTCAAGTCTCTGTTCGCTTGCGCCACATAATCGGCGTCTAGGTCGCAACCGATGTATCTCCTGTTTAGGCGTTTCGCAACTGATGTCGTAGTGCCTATCCCATTGAATGGATCTAGAACTATGTCTTCTGGTTGCGTGGTCAGAAGAATGCAGTTTTCCACTAATTGTGGAGGAAATGGCGCAGGGTGTGTGGTTTGTCTTTGTGGCGGAATATCCCATATTTCGCCTAGATATTTTGGGTCTATGTTCTCCCGAAATGTTTTTGGTTTGTCTTTTGACAGCCAATAAATATGTTCTGTGTTTGGGAGCAGATGGTCTTTGCGTATATTCGGGCTGTTCTTGCGATTCCAGATAATCAGTTGATAGATGTTTGCGTTTGTTTTGTGAATGAACTCTGTGGGCAATCTGGCTTGATTATTATGACGCCTCGGTTTGTGGTTGAAAAAAATAGAACCGTTGGGCGTGATGACACGATGAAGTTCGTTAATTATTTCAATAATCCAACTCTGGTATTCGTCTTCGGGCATGTTGTCGTGATACTCGTTGTAATCAATGTTGTGCTTTTGCCATATTTGATTACTGTTTTGGGTCTTGCCGTTTTGTATTCCCTTTTTGTTATACGGTGGCGAAGTTACAACGGTGTTGATTGTTGAGTCAGGCAATCTTCGCAGTTCCCTTAAGGCATCACCGCATATTATGAGATTGGTTTCCACTTGCCTAGTTTATTTCAACTAGAACTCGTGGGCGAGCCTCTCGGACGCTATTTTTGCGTATTCGGGGTTGATTTCGCAACCAATCCAATTTCTTCCGAGTTGTTGAGCAACAAGACCCGTGGTTCCTGAGCCAAAGAACGGGTCTAACACTGTGGCGGGGACTGGGATACTTTTTGCGCAGTCACAAGTTTTCTGCCACCCAACTTGATGTTTTGGTATGGCTATCATGTCAACACTATTGAGGCGAGTAGTGGTCAACCTGTTCGGATGTACGCCCAATGTATTGTCTCGTGTTTTTCTTTCAGGTATTTCCCCTTTTTCCATTTTGCGCTCATACTGCTTCCCACATTGATTACACACACCATGCTCTGAGGTGCCAGACAAGACACATGGTTCTATGAGTTCTGAGGGGAATGTGGCAAAGTGTGCTTCCCTGAAAGGTTTAACTGTCACCGCCCATACGGAACGCTTATTTCTTGTTCCACTATCTTCAAATATCCTGCCGACATCGTTTCGCAACGTCCCAATTTGATTTGTGGCACCAAATTGTCGTGGCTTGTTGTTGGACACGGCTTTTTCCTTAATTGCCTCATAGTCAAAATAATATTTTGGCAACTTGGTTAACAAAAAAATATATTCATGGCTTTTGGTGCATCTATCTGTAACCGATTCTGGCATTGGATTGGGTTTAGCCCAGATAATGTCTTGCCTCAAATACCAACCGTCTGCCTGCAAAGCAAAGGCAAGCCTCCACGGTATTCCGACCAAATCTTTGTGTTTTATCGGTGTGTTGACAAAGGATGATGCCATTCGGTTGGACGCCTTGCCTTTTTCCACAAAAGTTCCTGTGCTTTCGCCTCTTGTGGTATCTGGCGTAACTTTTCCATCTCTAAAAGATGCGTAACTGTCTCCGATGTTTATCCACAGGGTTCCGTCATCTCGCAAAACTCGATGTATCTCTTTGAATACCTTGACTAATGCGTCAATATATTCGGTCGGCGTTGGCTCTAGACCGAGTTGCCCATCGTTTCCGTAATCCCGTAGACCCCAATAGGGTGGACTTGTTACGCAACAGTGAACGGATTTGTCGGCAATTTGTTTGAGTGTTTCTCTAACATCACCAACAAGCAGAAGGTTTTCCATTGCTACAAACTTACAGGAAAATCAGTAATCAGCGTGTGCGTCAACGAAATTTAATACTCGTTCCGCAGTTGTTTCTCCGTCTGTGCCAGGATCTGATTTGAGCCAGCGAATAAAGTCGTACCACTTTCTTTGCTGGTCTGGACTGTCAAATACAAGTGTGTATTGAACGATTGTTTTTGAACCGTTAGCAACCACCGACGGTGCCCCCTGCGTTACAGCCTGTTGTATGTCTGTACCTTTTGGGGCTGTGAGCATTGTTTCGCCGTTTTCCATTTGCGTGCTGACTGCCGTTGGGTTGCTTGGCGGTTCAGGTGTCGCTATCGGTGCTATCGGTTGAATGACGGGAGGCTCATACGGGATGTCATCTTCTTGGTAATAGTCACCCTCCATTGCGGCTAAATCAAATTCGTCCCATCCGAGTGCGTCTATCAGACTGTCGTATTGCTCTCCGACCTCGCCGAGGAGTTCAAACAGCATGTTGCTATCTGTTGTTCCTAGTTCATTCGTTCGGTTATCTGCCAATGCGTAGGCAATAGCGCTTTCTGTATCTCCTTCAAATTTGACACAAGCAATTTTGTCCCATCCGAGTTTTTTTGCTGCCTCGTATTGATGGTTGCCTGCGATGATTGTTGAGGTTCCATCATCGTTGTCTTTAATGACTATTGGTTTTACTTGACCAAACTCTTTGTATGAGGCGACAATTGCATCAATATTTCCTTTTCTGGGGTTGTTCTCTAGATGAACAAGTTTGGTGAGTGGAACAGCCAAGTGTTCTATGTTTTTGTGAATATTAGACATTGAGTCTCCGTTTTGAAATCTCGAAATATTTTTCATCTAGTTCAACCCCGATGAAGTTTCTTCCTAGTTCTTTACAGGCTAGACCAGTCGTTCCACTCCCCATGAAAGGGTCAATGATTGTGTAATCGTCGGGAAGTATTCCCACTATGCGACGCATGACTTCGTATGGCATCTGGCAAGGGTGTTCTGTTTTTTCTGAACTTACATTTTTGACTTGGTTAATTTCCCACCAGTCGTAAAGTCTTGCGGTCTTACCTTCTGCTATCCGTTTCGCAATCCTTTTGTCAGAAGGATTTTTGTAGTCTTGTCCAACTTTGCGAAAATCTGGACGTACTCCAAAAAACGCAATGTCCCTATGTTGCTTAGCGGTGTTTGAGTTGTACACCCAACTAACAACCCTGTCGGGGAAAATGCCGATGTTATAAGAATGTCGGTAAAGAGCCTCTGGATAATGGATAATTACCTGCTTGTTAGTGCCGAATACATCGGAAAGAAAAGTGTAGTAATCCTCTTCGGTCATGTCGTCGTCATAAGTGTCGTAGTGGTATCCGATATTGAACGGCGGGTCACTCACGAAAATTGCTTTTTCGTAATCAATATCAAGTTTTGATAGCATCTCTCTACAATCCCCAAGGACTAGGGTTAATTGTGGGGTTTGTGTCAGATTCCGCACATTCCTTCGCATTCTTGACCGAAGTTATCGCCAAATAAATCGTAGATTCCTTTTTCTTCATCTGTTCTAATGTCTGCTTCCGACAACGGAACTTTAGATTTATGCAAAAATGGAGTGCCTCGGAAACGAGCAATCAAATGAGGCAAAGTTCGCAGAGAATTATCAAAATCCACGGCGTCGTCCCATTCCTCGGGTGTCTGTTTAAGGTAACGCCATTCATCTTGGTTTTTGAAAGGGCAACCGATGCATGCGGAGCGGGGAGGTCTTGGGTAACCATTCGTTGTGCACCAATCAATGCAATCCTGTCTTGTTATTTTTTGTTCAACAAGCGGATAGTCGTGTCTAATCCACGAGAACTCTGGGTCTCTCATTCGCTGTGACTCGTCATATGAAATGCCTATAACGGTAGTGATGCGATGTTCTTTGCATCGTTGTCCAGGTTTCAAGCCAGCAAGTTCACGCTGTTTCTTCATCAAAGGACCGAGTTTGTATTCGCTTGTGCACTGCCGTCTAATCATTCCTCCCTTGCCGTCTTCGCCGATTAAATGCAATGGCATTGACGCATAGCGTTTTTGTTCGGCTAAGAAATCGTTGCGGATGTTTCCTTTGGAAACAATATGAAAAGGCATGTCGTTTTCATTCATTATGCCTTTGAGCCATTCAAGATGTGAATAAACTTTTTTCGGTTCCCAACCAGTATCTGCGAATATAACTTCGTCTGCTTTGGGTATTTCGCCTTTGACCATCATTAACAAAAGGGCTGTTGATTGGACGCCCGCACCTAGCGAAAGAACACGTTTGGGGTAAACATCTGTTGTCATTTTTGTGCTCCTGCTTATGTTCCTGTTTGTATGCGAACATTGGCGTTCAATGTTCTGAGTGCATCCAAAGATGTGCGCACGGTTAAAAGTTTCTCTCGTTTGGATTTAACCAACGCCTCACTAATCTTATACGAATACGCCTCGTCGGAAAGTTTGTAGTCCGCCCACGCTTCACGCTCTTTAATTGACCCTTTGGCGGCAAGGTACTCTTTTGCCCAATTGCTTTTCATCAAAGCATCTTTTTTTGCGGCATCCACAGCAAGCACTTCAAAGGCTTCAGTTTCTTCCTCAAGTATCCCCAGTAATCTCATAATCTCTGATTCGATTTCTACCTGCGATATGGGTTGCGACCTAGCCATTGTTTCCCTTTTCTAATTCTGTAAAATCACATTTGTTTAATCCCAAGAGTTGGTCTTGGCTCCATTCATAAGCAGATAAACCCAAGTATGTGAGCGTCATTTGTTCAAGTATCCAAGCATCACATCGGTCGTTTCCATCGGCACCAGTAAACAATAACCCCGTTTTCTCGGTAATGGAAGCAATCACAGCAGATTTTCCTGCATTCCCTTTCCCTGTCGCAAATTTTGCACGGCAAGTTGGGGGGATAACCGCTATTGGCAAACCGAGTTCTTTTATTGCCACTTTCACAACTCCACCCAATTCTCCAATGGAGTGGGCTTGGGAATACTGCGAGGCATAGGAGTACCCCTCAATTGCGACTATTTCAACTTTTTCTGCCTTCGCTATCTGCAGTATGTTGTCCCTTATCTCAATAAGGCGCTTGGTACCCCTGTTTTTTGACCTGATGCTTTGCGTTGACCCGTTGATGCTGATTCCAGTGCTTGTTAGCGAGAGGTCTAAACCCATAACATTTCTTTTCACAACCGAAACATTACTACAATAAATTCGTGGTAAATAAAAAATCCGCCCCTCAAAAAATTATTGTTTCTATTGACAGAAAAGGTGGTTGGGGGGATGTCTCTTACCACCACAAACTTGAATGCGGTCATATTGAGGTTCGCAAAAGGGCTTCCACAGCCCCACAAATTGCCTGCACGTGGTGCGTAATTGGCGAGGAAAAAGGGAAAGAACTGAGGGCTTTGACCATCGTTCAGCCACCGACCATTGAGGAAGTGTGGGATTTTTACGACGAATCAGTAAACGAGGAAGTCAATGTGGCGGAACTTCGTGCTGGTATAGCAAGTGCCATAGGTTGTCCACAGGACAGTGTTGAAGTTATATCCGAAATCAACGAGAATAATGTTCTGCGAGTCAATTATGTGAGAATTTTTCTTGACATAGAACTTGCCAAAAAAATAGGAAAATACCCGAAAACTATTTGACACGCTCGCTTTGCGTTGTAGCGTATGACGAATATAAAGAGAATAAGCATCGGGGGCAACGTGGAAGTACGAGACATAAATGATTTCTTTGACACGGAGCAAGCATCGTGTAAAGGCGAAGACATAACAATTTTTTATCCTGACTACGGCAGTAGATATATGTTCAACAGAGCAAGTCACAGCAAACAGGTTTTAACCGCAAAAGAAATATGCGCATCGTGCAAAGTCCTTAAAGGATGTTTGGAATATTCTCTTCATTTTGAGCCCCTTGGTGTTTGGGGTGGAAAAACAGAAGTCGAAAGAGAAGTTTTGAGACGTCAAAAAGGAATTCAATTACCTCCCGATAGGAAATCTTCGCCATCTGTCCGCAGGTCAGTAAACGCTGGTCGAGTCGGCAGAACAGTTACTCGGCTAGGCTCTTTGAATGAGTAATGTTTCTGTCCCAATACATGTTGACAGGTTCATTTCCAAACTAAACGGCGTCCGACCGACAAGCAACGGATGGGAGGCTCGTTGCCCGTGTCGCAACGACGACAACAACCCTTCTCTTTCCATCGGTTTGGGCAACGAAAACAAGATATTGGTTACCTGTCATCGGGGGCAGGGATGTTCTGTTGACCAAGTTTGTCAGGCAATGGGTATGAAACTTTCTGATTTGTATCCCGAAAAAAAAGAAGAACGAAAACTTTCCCTCGTCGCCACCTATGACTACCGTGACGAAAATGGAAAACTTCTTTTTCAAAAACAGCGTTTCGTAGACCAATGGGGTAAAAAAACTTTTAGACAGCGAAGACCTGACCCAGTCAACAAGGGTAAATACATTTTCACACTAGATGACACACCAAAAGTTCTTTATCGTTTGCCAGACGTTCTTCACAGCAAAAACAATGGTGAAATTATTTGGCTTGTTGAAGGCGAAAAAGATGCTGACAATTTGGTCAAACTTGGTTTATGTGCAACCACACCGCCAGGTGGCGCGGGTAAGTGGCTTGATATCCACACTCAGGCACTTGAGGGTGCGCAGGTCTGGATTATCTCAGACAACGACACCGTCGGTAGAGACCACACAAAAATGGTTGCCAAAAAACTTGAACAAAACGGTTGCAAGGTTGTTACTTGGGTTCCACCAAACAACTATAAAGATGTTTCCGAACTCCTTGGTGCTGGCGGAACAATTGACGATTTGATTGAGATGGACAATGCTGAACCGCTTGACGACATTGTTCAGCACGAAGAGGAAGAAAAACAAACAGAAGCAATAATTGAGGCGACAACACCTTTAGTCGCTCTCGCAGAACGAATAAATTCGTTGCTGACAAGAGAAGATATTTCCGAAACTGTACGCCTAACAAAAGCGTCAATGATGATTAGTTCTTTCGGTCATGAAGATGAAATTGATAGAGGGAGACTTGTTAACTGGTCTGATTTCTTGCTGGAAACAGCAAATGATGACTACGACTGGATTATTCCTAATGTTCTTGAGCGTGGCGAAAGAGTGATTGTTGTAGCCGCCGAAGGTGTTGGAAAAACAATGTTGGCAAGACAGATAGCGATATGCAGTTCGTTCGGAATCAACCCGTTCAATATGTCTCGTATGAAGCCAATAAAAACTTTAACAATTGACCTTGAAAACCCTGAACGAATCATCAGGAGAACTTCGTCAAATATCATGGGCGCTGCCCGACGCCTTGGGTACTTGGACGGCGACCCAGAGTGCCATATTTTGATTAAACCCTCGGGTGTTGATTTAATGCGCCCGTCCGACCGCTCAATTATTGAAGAAGCGGTGGACACAATTAAACCTGACTTAATTTTGCTCGGTCCTATCTACAAGTCTTTCGTTGACCCAGGTGGTAGGACATCTGAATCAATCACCGTAGAAGTTGCTAAGTATTTTGATATGTTGCGTGATTACTACAACTGTGCTCTTTGGCTGGAGCACCACGCTCCCTTGGGCACATCTGCTTCCACCAGAGATTTGCGACCTTTTGGTTCTGCCGTGTGGTCACGGTGGCCGGAATTCGGTCTTTCGCTCACCCCCGACCCAACGGCTGTCGGAGATTATGTTTACGATGTGAGACATTTCCGTGGTGCCCGTGACCTGAGGGAGTTTCCGACTAAAATGAGAAGAGGGAAAGTCTTCCCGTTTGAAGTTATGGAATTTATGAAGGCGTCTTAAAATGGCTGAAAAAGGTTTAACAAGAGAGTTTCTTGCCGAACGAGACCTGCGTATTTTTAAGATGAGGCAGGCTGGTGTGCCAATTGCTGAGATTGCCCGCAGATTCGGCATCGGCACATCCAATGTGGCTAATTCAATTAAAAGGCAGTTAAACAAACTAAGCCAAGAGGCATTACTTGTTTACCCTGAGGTGCTTCAGATGGAACTTGAACGACTGGATGCGTTGCAGTCCGCAATCTGGCCGCTAACTCAACATAGAAAACAGAAAATGGATGATGGCACAGAGGTTTCCATAGAGCCAGATATCAAAGCGGTATCAACGGTGCTTTCAATTATTGACAGACGGGCGAAACTGCTTGGCATGGATCAGACAAATGTCAATGTTCAGATGGATGTTAGAGATTCATCCCCGCTTCGAGCCGTCTTGGCTGGTGCTCCTGGTGTGGTTCAGGTGGAGAAGTTTGATTCTGAAGCCGAGGGCAAGAAATTGCTTGCTCTTATGGCAGATGCTGGCATTATGCCGAAAGAAACAATTCAGCAATTGCTTGGTGATTTTCCAGCGTTGGCTGATGGGACAGAGGATATTGAGGACGCTGAAATAATTGAACCTGAGAGCCGTGTCGTATCGCAAAAAGAGATTGACATTATCTAATTTTGTAAAAAGGCGTTTTATTGCAGTTGACCGTTTGTTGGAATGGCATTATGTATGTCTATGATTATCGCCCTAGTACTTGCTCTTTTCGTTATTGTCTCCACGCATTTGTTTGTGATGGACTCGGTTGACAAATTCAATGGTTATGGTGAGAGAAGCACCACATGCCGAGACTGGGCGGATTTTGAGAGACGAGCGAATTCAATAGATATCTAGTTTTTGCTACTTTATTATCTTGGGCAAATAGTTTGGCGAACATCGTGCATGCCAATCAATCCATAGACCGAATCATTTTCGGGCATCTCATTCAAAATGTTATTCAAATCGTGCTCATACCGTTCAATACCAATAAAACTATAAACGCTGTCAAGAACCGCATCTGTTTCATCAACTAATTCCTTGTAGGTAATGAACAAAAACTCGCCTTTATTGACTTGTTTAGCCCAGTTAACACCAAGCAACGAACGCATCAATGGGTCACTATTTTCACGAAGCAAAACATTTTCATCAAATTCTCGATTGTTCCGCTCATACAGTGAAGCAAACGAAGCAACAATTTCGTCAATTGGTCTGGTCAAAACAATAGTTTTTGGTTTATCAGTTATAAATCGGCGCAGCAAATCTTGATTTGCTGGCAAAGTCCACGAACGGCATTTGTCCACAACAACTTCTCTTGTTGTATTCTGATAATAGATTTTTGGTATTTGATTCAACAACTGATATTTCGTATCAAGACGATTGTTTGCTGAAAGTTGTTCATTGCAGTTCTTTTCGCAAGATTGCCACATATCCCACATCATTTGACAGACAGCACTATTGCCTTCAGCATGTATCTTTGGATTTTGATGCAAAATCACGGACAGAAGTGTTGAACCCGAGCGTGGCAATCCTGATAAACAAACGAACATCAATCTCCTTTAGTTTTCCACATTATTACTATCTGCTGTCTCCGTCTCCGCTGAGAGTATTTTTTTCTTGTCTTTTGGCAAGTTTTTCAACATTATTTCGTGCAACGATGCTCATGTTTGTTCCAAGGATTTCGCAAAGTTGGGCGATGTACCACAGCACATCCCCGATTTCGGCAAGTAGTTTTTCTTTGGTTTCTTCGTTTAGAACCGATTCGTGGTCTCTGATAATCTTCTTCACTTTTCCAGCAACTTCTCCTGCTTCAGAAACAAGACCGAGAGAAAGATATTCAAGAGCCTTATCCAGAGGGTAGATGGCGGTTTGGCTTGTGCGTAGTTGATAGTTGGCGAAGTCCATGTTCTCTATTTCTCGGTTCATACATCGTCTCTATAAAATATTTCAAATCCACAATTCATTACGGCAGAGGCAAGAGTTCCGTAGTACGTTTCTCTGTCTAGTTTTCCTTCTTTGGTTATTGCAACGCTCTTAAGTTTTAATGCCGCTTTGAGTGCTGCGGGAAACTCTATATCCCGCATGACATTCCCACCTGGATACCAGAGTACATCGTAAAAATCTATTTTTCTTCCAAGTTTAATTTTGTACGGCATTGCCACAAATGTGTTGTCATTTTTTCCAAGATGTGTGAAAGAAATACATTCCTTGACCGAATCGTTGTTGTTCGCATAAAGAAAAGAAAGGTCTTTGCCGTGTGTATCTGCTGGCGACATTGAGCAATACCCCTCAGCGGCTAGTGTGAATTCATCAATACCCCAACCCTGTCGGGCTATGCAAGCCGCTTCAATAATTAAAGGCAGTCTTTCCTCCTTCGTCATTTTGAAGGTATCTTTCATTTGAGCAATAATAACTAATTCATTTTTTTTCCACCCAAATATATTAATATTTAAATCTGAACCAATACCCTGCTCTTCAACAATCGCCATTTTGGCTGTTTTGACCGATTCCGTGCATAGGGCTATCTTGTCCATATCGGTTTCATAGAATCCTGTATACATATACTAAAACGCTACTCTATTAAAACATCGCCAAAATGTAGTTCTTTTTCAAGGCGGGTCACCTGTACTAGTCTGTTCGTTATGACAGCAAAATCAAACAACAATAAGAAACCATCCAGCAAAAAGCCTTCAACCAAAAAGGCTACTGCGAAAAAGGGCTCTCCAAAAAAGAAGCCTGTAGCAGATAGTAAGAAAGAAAGCACACGAACTGAAGTTCAAGAAAAACTTGAACAAGCGAAACCACAGTTTGCCAGCGCTGACACTTTTCTGAAATCGGTTGCTACCACTCCTCTCGTGAAGGCAAATGACGTCAAATCGCCGTCACTTCGCAAGAGAATGCTTGCTTGGTTCACGATTTACAAGTAGCATTCGTCTCCTGATGGGAGACAACGGGGGAACAAAAGAGATGACCGATAACACCGTGCTGCCCGTAGATATTGACCCGAATATCCTTCTCGGCGATGTTAGAAAAACTTTGGCTTCACTGTCAGATAAAAGTGTTCATTGTGTAGTTACGTCGCCACCGTATTGGGGTTTGCGTGATTACGGCACAGCGACATGGATTGGGGGCGACCCCGAATGCTCCCATAAGCGTGACAGCAAATTCAGCGAAAGTTGTTCCACAGGACAAAAACTTTTAGAAGGCGCAATCGGCGACGGGATATATAAAGTCCAATGTCCTCGTTGTGGCGCATTACGGGAAGACAGTCAACTTGGTTTAGAGCCGACAGTGGACGAATACGTTGAAAACATGGTTCAAGTATTCCGAGAAGTTCACAGAGTTCTACGAGATGACGGAACACTTTGGCTTAACCTCGGCGATAGTTACGCAACCACAAAAGAGGGAAATACGAACGGCTTATCTGGCAAAGTAAAACAAAAAAAGGGCGTCAACGACAACACCACAAAACGAACTGTTCCCGAAGGTTTAAAAGCCAAGGATTTGGTTGGCGTGCCTTGGAGAGTCGCTTTCGCCCTTCAGTCAGACGGATGGTACTTGAGGCAAGACATCGTTTGGGCAAAGCCAAATCCAATGCCCGAATCAGTGCGTGACAGGTGTACAAAATCTCACGAGTACATTTTTTTGCTGACCAAGAAGCCACATTATTTTTTTGATAGCGAAGCGATTAAAGAACCAGCAAAATATGCTTACGACGATAGGGGGTCTCGTGCGGACAGTCGGAAAGACGCAGGAATATCAAACGCAATGCACGGTTCAACTGGAGCATTCAGGAACAAGAGGTCAGTATGGACAGTGACGACAAAACCATTCAAGGAAGCGCATTTTGCTACATTCCCTCAAGATTTGATAGAACCCTGTATTGCCGCTGGCACGAGCAAGAAGGGGTGTTGTTCGCAATGTGGTTCACCAGTGATTCGGCAAGTTACTCGCCAGCGAATAGCACGCAACGAACTTCCACAGAACGATCCTCGTTACCGTCCCAACAACTACAACGGCGCATATGGGGAAATCAATGGAAAAGGGGACGCAGGTTTTTCTCAAACAGACACAATAGGTTGGGGCAAAGAGTGTAAATGTCCAACTGAGGACATTGTTCCATGCACTGTTTTGGATGTGTTTTTTGGTGCTGGAACTACAGGCGTGGTAGCACAAAGACTGGGCAGGTCGTATCTGGGGTGTGAGTTAAACCCAGAATATGCTCTTATAGCAACTGAACGGCTAGCGGAAGAAAAAGAAAAAAATAGGCTTTTAACGCTTGCTAATGAGGCTCAACCTTCTTTGTTTGAGGTTCATTCCGACGAGCAATAAATGTTGTATTATTTATCTACATAGCAATTCTCTTTGACTTGGAGGTCAAGTAATGTCAGCATCAGCCCCACTTCTTCTCCCGATGACAGTCGGCGGAGCCGTTGCAACAACTTCAACTGTTGTTGTTCGCACTCCTGTCGCAGGTCGTGTTCGTGGAATCACGGTTGCAGTTGGTACTGCCCCTGCTGGTTCAACGCTAAACGGAACTGTTCGCAAGGCAACCTCTTCGGGAACCGTTGTAGGAACTTGGTCAATCGCCGCTGGAGCAACTTCTGCTGTAGCAACAATGTCAACCGTTGACGGCGCAGACGAACTCGCAGCCGATGACTTGGTTCACCTTGTCGTTGCCGCTGTTGGTTCTGGAACCGCTGGTTCCAACTTGACGGCACTCCTTCATGTCGACCAGTCGGCAGACCAAGACGGTTCGGATGTCGTCTCGGTGGCAACGCTTCGTGGCAACCACCCAGGTGGCGTAGTTTCCTGATTTTAAGTAAGTAAAAGAGAATTAAACCCGACAAATAGTTCCCCCCTCGCATGCTGTGCAGGTCTGCGAGGGGGGTAACTATTTTACTGTCTTAGAACTGTTATTGCGACTCTGTCGCTTGCCTGTTGAAGTAGAACTAATGCTTCTGTTTGCGTGTGTGTTGAACACCATTCCGATATTTCTGTATTGGTAATAAGTTCTAAATATTCACAAAAGAATCTTGCCCTGCCTCGCATAAACGGAGGAACACCGCATTCCTCTGCTTCCATAAATCCTTCCGCTAAAAGTTTTTCTTTAGCGCCACATGCAAGAAGTATCGCTCCCCATATGTCTATTTCTTTTGTGTAGGGGTCGTAGGTTGCGTGACTAGAAAAACCATGTTTTTTTATAAGGTCAACAGCCTTGTCGTAGATGATGTCAGCCCCAAACTGTTTTAATGTCGGAAACATTATTCCGCAAGTTGATTACTGGTTAAGGAATTGTTTGTTTCAATTAATTTTATTTCAGTCTCTCTTTTGAGACAAAGGTCGGCATATGCGTCGTTCGGACTCTCCCCTAAACCCACTGTCTGCTTGTATTCGTCGGTAAATAAATCAAGCGCAAAGCAGTCATCACCTTCAAAGTAATCAATCATTGGTTCCGTGAATTCATTGCATTCTGGAAACGCAATCCATTTCCCGCCTTCATAAACACCGCCATAGCGAGACTCTCTTATCACAACTGGATATAGGGAGCGCCAGATATTGTCTGTTTCCTTGCTGGCATCTTCCATGTAGCGATATTAGCGCCCTTGCCAGGGCTTGAACCTGGAACCTACAGATTAGAAGTCTGTTGCTCTATCCAATTGGGCTACAAGGGCTTTATCCCACATTATCTAATCGGGCAAGCACCTGTAGCGCAGTCATCAAGCGACAAATCCAAACCCGTTGCTTGACTTAAGGGCAGGGATATATCAATCTTCTTCACGAGCGCATCATAATCTGCTTGCGTGATTTGCTCATATGGAGGAAGCGGGAAGTTGTGGTCTGCGTGAAGGAGAAATGATACCGATTTGACACCAGTGTCATAATTTTTTGACAACCATTCTTTGATTGACTCAAGTTCTTCTTTCCTGTAATAGACGGTTACCGATACGGCATTGTCCGCCCATTCGGTTTGCATCTTTTTAACCCATTCAAGTTGTTGCACGGCTGTCATGCTTTCTGCGAGTACAGCGTTTTCTGGTGACTTGCAGGGGAACTCAACAACATAGCGAGTGTGGTCTTCCCTGCCATCAATACCTATGTCCCAAACAACCTTGTGTCCCCGTGCCCGTAATCCCGCCACAAGGGCGTCAGACGCACCAAAACGCACTCTACGGATGTAGAAAGGCGCAAATGCAGGATGGATACCAGGCGTGATACCTGGAAGCAGAGAGAGCGTGCCAGAGGGCTGAACTGTGGTGAGTCTGACCGATCGAGGAAACCCTTTTTCGTTTGAATAGTTGACATCAAATTGGTCTAGGTGTTGGTATGCCTCATCTAGCCACGAAATCTGTTCTTCAGAAGCCTGTAGGACGCCAGAGATGCTTTGCCCAAGTCTGGCATTCTTCGCCACAATCGTGTTGGTTTTCGCGTAGGGGTACGAGAGGCGAGTGATTTGTTTCTGAACCATGTAAAGCAGTTCTGATATTTCTTTGAATTGCTCAATGCTTTCGATATTCGGCAGGAAGATGGTTGAGAGATTGCATGATTCTCCGTCACCTAAACCTATTTCTGCACACGGGTTAAAACCTTCAATTGTTTTATCGGCTCGCTCTTCTTTGAGGCGACCGTATTTGCGGGCTAGGCGACGATTTACGAGACCATAAGGTTCTCCGCCTCCCGTATAGCCCTTCCAGAGTTCGGGCATGATGTGGTCGTAGTAGTCCGCATAGATGCTGTTATTTGAGTTGGCTCGATAGCCAGGAATATCCCCCGAAGCCCAATTTTTTGCTCGCAGGAACAACATGTCGTCGGGGTCGCCGATGGCGATTTGCGCTGAACGACGAGAGGAACCAGAGACAACTACTCGTCCGATGATATTGCAAATGTCGAGGACGTCAATAGAGCGAAGTTTTTTCCCTTCTCGTGCTTCCATCACCTTGCAGATGTCGGCGATACCGTCCACCAATGCGCCAGGTCCGCTTGCTGTTCCGCCAAAAGTTTTGAGTGGTGCGCCAAACTCTCTAATGAGGATTGTGGAATACGAGAAAGATTTTCCTGTATCAAAATATGATTTCAATACGCTATGGAGAAGGCGTCGCCATCCTTGTCGTGAGTCGGGGACAATGATGTCTGCGTCATTTGAACGCTCGTGGGTGATTTTTACATTCGGCAAAACCTTGGGAAGGTCATGAATTTTTGCTCGTTCAACCGAGAATCCAACACCACCGCCAAGCATCAAGTGGTCAAAAAGAAACTCAAAATCTTCTACTTTTTCAATGTTTACGAAATAGCAGTTATTCAACGAAGCGGCGTTGAATTGTTTGATTAACGGTGTTCCGAGTTGCCATAACGCACGACCCGAAAACGACCCACGCAAATTGAACACATGGTCAAATAGTTTTTCAGCCTGTTCTTTCGTGAGTGGAGTCCCAATATCTATGGCTCCATCAACGCATCGCTGAACTGTCTCCAACCAAGTCTCGTTCCGATTCTGTTCTTCTATGCGTCGAGAATATGTGCGAAGGTAAACAACTTCCCCGAGCCCATTGAATCCCCAGGGTGGTGTTTGCGTCTTGTATCGGTCTACAAATTCTTGAGATAGATGAGCGGTCATTACGTCCTCTTTCGGCGCATAGGGCAATATGGGTAAAGAACCATATTACAACACCAACCATTTTCAGTAAAAGGTTAATTACGAGTAAGGTTATATTTTCTTGCCTCTGATAATGGGATTACTTGACCACGAGAGAATTTGCGAACTTTGGCAAAAACGCCAGGTGAAACTTCCTCAGGAAGAAAGAAATCTTCCATTACTTGAAATGTTTGTTTTTCATCCACTGATTTGAAGAGACCTAATCCAATAAGTTTCTCAGGTGGTTCATGCCCTTCGGGTGCGCAACCGCCACTTGGGTGCCCACAAACGATGCACGGCTCCCCTGTGGCACGGAGTATTTCTATGTCTCCGTAGATGTATTCAGCCATATCCAAACCCATCTTCTTCACTGTCCGCCATGATGAGCGCACCACATACTTGGCAAGTTTCGGCGTGGTTGGGGTTGGGCTGGTGACTGTGAGGTGGATACTCGTTGAACGGGTCTTGATAGGTGTTCATACCCAATGATACCTCTTGGCTATAAAAGGAAAAGGAGCACCTTTCGGTGCTCCTTAGTCATTCCTCTATGCGGGGGGCATAGAAATGTTGCCCCAATTTATTACTTGGTCTTGGGTGCGAACTTATTTTCTGACTTCATTGCGTTCATTTCTTCTGCGAACAGTTCATTGAATTCTTCGCTGTATCGGGTTTGCAGAACAAAGGATGCTCGACGCTTTGCCTCGTTGCGACGCTTTGCTTCAATCTTGCGAAGTTCCGCTCGCCTTGCACGCTCTTCTGCGGGCAGAGGTTTCCGACCACGGCTTACGCCGAGTTTCTTCTTGAGTTGCTGATATGTCGTTGTAGCCATTATGGGCTCCTATTTTGTCTAGTGGTTTATTTCTTATTGAGAGATACTAACTAGTCCGACGGGATAAAACAACCCCCCAAAAAAGAAATTATTATTTAATTTATCTTCATATTCTGGGGTGTTTATGGGGTTTTGGCAAAGTTGCGTAACCCCATGGAAGGGGCTACACTTACGGTACGAATAACATAACTACTAAAACTAGGAAAAGAGAACAAAAAAATGAAGACATCGCTAATACTGCTTCCGACCGTTAGAAATTTGGAGGAAGCACGGGAACAGTGTTTTGAATACGACGCAGTCCTAACGGCAGGACCCCGTCAAGAAGAAGTCCGAGACTTTAAACACCCCGTTCATAAGGTGGTTCAATTTAGTGACACCATATCATCCAAGCATGGCGGACCGTCATATGAGAATGTGGTTGAACTTATTGAATTCGGTGCAGGTGTACCGAAATTATTGGTTCATTGCCATGCGGGTATTTCTCGTTCCACAGCAACAGCATGGGGTGTGGCAATAGCAAACGGTAATGACCCAGTTGTTTCATTTCTTGCCCTGAAGAAAAATCACCCCCAAGAAACAGGCTATTTCGGTGTCGGAAAACGACCATTCGCACCAAATCTTTTGATAGTTGAACATCTAGACAAATATTTCAAATTGGGAAGCACCCTTCAGGACATACGCAATGAATACACGGTGAGGGGTTGGTAATCAAATGAAAGTTTTTTGGAACACGGATTACACAAGTATCAAACATAATTTTGATACATCACGGAAATCTGACAACATCATTCGTTTGATTGAAGAAGATTTTGAAACTCAACCCAAGGTTCGAATGATGAAAGACATTCCGAAAGTGGAAATAGTTGACCCCGAAAAGACAACCGACATCTCGGTAACAGAAAAACTTATCAATAGTTGGTTGACGCCAAAATATGTTGAGGCGTTAAAAACCAACAATGATAGTTATCTTTCCGAAAGTCAAGGTTTTTCGTGGTGTCCCAACACCTACAAATTTGCCCGTGCGCACACTCACGGGTTGATTGCTTCTGTTGACGAAGTCTTGACTAACGGTGGACGAAGCGGAAGTCTTTCGTCTGGTTTACATCACGCTTCACGAAGCGAGGGCGCAGGTTTCTGCACAATCAACGGTCTAGCACTATCGGCGATATACGCACACCAACAAGGTCTTGAACCCATCATTCTTGACTTTGACGCACATTGCGGTGGTGGAACTATGGACTTTCTTAAAACATTCAATGGTGTTCAAGAGACCAAAGACAAATTATTTGGCACAAATTTTGTGCCAATTCGGCACATTGATTTATCAACTAACTCTTTTGATTCATATGATGTTGATGGATGTGAAACTTGGGCAAATCTGCATGTGCTTAGCGCAGGTGAAGATTATTTGCTTGAAGTAAGCAAAGCGCTAGCCTTAAGCGAATTCTTCATCACCGATAAAACCATCTTTATCTACAATGCGGGAATTGACCCAATAGGTTCCCGAGGGATAGACACCGAAGTGATATTTGGACGGGAGAAAATAGTGTCAGAGTTCATCGGTTCTCACAAGGCAATTTTTGCTTTGGCGGGTGGGTACTCGGGTGTTTCCACCACAAGAGACGATGTGGCAAAAACACATCTCAAAACAATTTATGGTTGGTCATGGCAGACGAAATAGTACACGGGCTTTACGCAACCTATACGAATCTAAAATGTAGGTGCCCTAAATGCAGAAAAGCCGCCGCGGAATATATGCGCGCCTACCGAAAAACAGGTGTTGGTAAAGAACAGGCAAGATTCCATCAAATTGTTGCCAACAAGCGTTCACAGTTGACAATTAAATGGGTCAAGGACAACCACCCAGAACAATGGGATAAAATATGTGCACGAGCATTGAAAATTGTCGAGAAACAAAACGAAGAGGGTAAAAATGTCTAATTACTACAGTGAGGGAAACCACGAAAATCGCTTTGAGGATTTTGTTGAATCAACCAATAAAAAGATTGAAGAACTTGAAGCAAAAATTGTTCAACTTCAGAAGGAACTGAATAAAATCAACTCCTCGGTGGTCAAAAAAGACGTAGTCAATATACCCAATTTGGATATTAGGGGCTCCCTTGGGGCGACAATCAAAACCGTAGGGGATATTGTCAAGTAACGCCTCGTTCAAAGGCTAATGTATGTAAATGCTCGAAAAAACATCATTAGCGGAAACCGAATTCAACTCTTTGTACAACGATGACCGCCGAAAACTGGTAGAGGAAATCAAGGCATTGAGAGCCAAGATAGAAGAACTGCGTGGTCAAATAGATTGGCTTGAGCGAGAAAACTCCAAAAACCTGTAACTATTGTTTGCGGTTTCTAACATCCTCGTTGGGGCTTAAGTCTTTCAGCATCTCAACAACTTTTTTATATTGCTCTTCGGGAGTTAAAGAAAAATACTTTCTATCAAGTTTTTTTTCTCTGTGAGTAATTTTGTCAGTCGTTTTTTTCATTTTGTGTCCCTTGAACCATTGACTACCATTATACGAAAATGTTCTAAAGACGCTAATTTTTCCGACACAGTCTTTCGTGGAGGTAGTGTGACTTCAAGATTTGTGCCTTCTGGAATAGACTTATATACCTCCATCAGGTCTTCAAAAAGACTGGTGTCAATCGTTTCCGCACCATCTCCACCTGTCCTAATGAGGGTTTTGCTCCAGTCACCAGTTTCCAAGGCTTTTTGTATTTCGTCAAGATCGGCTACACCTATCTGATTCTGTTTCTTTCCTCGTTCGACTGCTTTTGCTTGATTTTCTGAATTGTTGTCGTAAACATCAATAATGTCAAAGTAGACCAAGTCGTCTTCTATCCACCCTCCGACCCCTACTTCTCGTGCTCCCTCTAGGGGTTCATCAAATATTTTTTCTCCGTGAAAAGTCAACCAAGACATTACGAGCCTCACAGCCTCGTCAGTCGGGTTGCCAAGTTCGTCAAACATTTCGGATTGCGGTTTTTTGATTCCATGCTTGTTGCGACCAATGGAAATTCCTGTAACAATATCGTCTTTTTTGGTTCTGTTTACGCTAAAACCACCCTCTTTTGCTTTTGCCAAAATTTTCCGTATGCGTTCTTCTCTTTCGGGATTATCTTTGATGAAATTTCTTACTTTGTCTCTCGCCATTTTTCGTGCAATTTCAATAGCCGCACCGATGGGGACATTGTCTTCATCGCCGAGGGTGAACATTCCATCACCATCGCCATCTTTAGGGACTTTTCCAGATGAGAAAACGCCGATTGGCGTCCCAAGTATCTTGTACAAAATTTTGCTCATGGGTTATTTTGCTTTTACAACCCCATCGGGGATAACAGCAAATCTGCATTTTCCTTCAGGGGCTACAGGAAGTGAGATTATCTTGCACGAAGAACCCCCCTCATACAGAACACAATTGGAGCATTTAACACCTATTTTTGCTACTTCGTTTTGCGATGGGTCATCGTATCCAGCCCACACTCCTGTGTAGTCCTGATTGAATTTCCCGTACCGTTGAGTAATTTGCACCAAGGCATCCGCAAGCGCTTTTTCTTCAGGGTGAAGATTGGGCATCATCGGTTTTGCCATGCTCACAATCCTCACTGGGAGCCTTGACATCAACATTTCTATAATTGATTTTTCGTTTTCCATTTATTTTGTTTCCTTTTTGAACTCTGCCCAAGTTTTGTCCCCGACACCATAATATTCTCTAGCGTTTCCCGACTCAATCATGTCAATGTTAAGACACGCTGTTTTTGGGTCATCAATTTTGTCCGAAGAATAAATTCTTGCTAAAACACGACCGTACTTGTCGTTCTTATCGGGAATGGTGTTTACAAAAACCCATTTATGATTCGTAATCCAATCCTCAACAAACTTCTTTGCTTTCAACCCGAGTTCTTTTTCTTTCAAATCTTTTGTCCGCGATTCGGGTGTATTGATTCCGTACAATCTGACACGAATTTTGTGGTGCACACTAAAACCTAGGTCAACCATTAAATCAACGGTGTCACCATCTACAACACCGAGAACTGTTGCGCCATACCAAAATCTTTGCATTGTTAATCCTTTTCTTTGGATTTTTTGTATCGTTCAAGCAATCGTCTGCCTTTTTCGGCAAGACGAGCCGCCGCTTCTCTGTCTTGGGGGACTGGTTCTCCCCATGCTGCCGCTGAAAGAGCAAGTCGTGTTGGGCGTCCCTTTTCGTCTTTCATAGGACCTGAAGGGTTGGTAAAAAATCGTGTAAGGAAAGAGCCTTTGCGACGCATCTTTTCAGGCGTGTCAGCAGGACCTTTCACGCCTGGTTTAAGATTTGACCCTTCAGTTCTGTTGAAATGCGCACGACCAGCGGCGGTTAAACCACCTTTTGGGTCTCGTAAGGGTTTCGCTGACTTCTCCTTGACAATCGGACCACCAGCAACCCACGCACGACAAGTTCTTTTTGAAGCACACTTAAAATCAAACGCTTCGCAATATCCAAGTTCTCCAGCGCTATCAATTGCTTCCCATTCATCCTGACGCTCTCCGTCAGTAACACCTTTATTGATGCAATCTTTCATAGAAGGAGTTTGAATGAAAAGCGAACAGTTGCCACACAATTGTTTTTTTGCTGAACTACTACTTACATCCCACTCTTTTGCCAACTCATCCCAATATTTTGTATTGGGCTCAGCAGGGTTTAGTGGACCATACATTGCTGTTTTGATTGCCTTGCCTCTGTTAGCAAGATTGACAGCAATGTCCTGCGTTGCTTTTGGACATTGCTTTGCTTCTTTGATGCGAACAGAAACCTGTTGCTCAGTCAAAATGTCAGAAAATTTCATCGTCCCTCATTATCCCACAAAACACAAAACCCCCGCCCTAACCTTGCGGTCGGAGCGGGGGCTTTATGAATTAATCAGTGATTAGGCTGATGGAGCCGCATCAAAACTTACCTTCACGAACGACTCTGGTCGCTTCACAGCGAGAGCGAGGCGTTGCTCGGCAAGAATTACGATTGCGTTACGCACGAAGAAGTCTGCGTGCTGTTCGCTGATTCGGATGCTTGGCGATTCACGGTCGTAGATTTGTGCTCCCGTACCGAATGCGCCAATAAGTGCCGTGCCTTCAGCAATTGCTGGGGTATCCACGACTGGGATTCTCCACAAACGCTGTTCGCCACCCATCGCAACAGAGACCGCCACGACGTAAGCGCCGTTGCCGTCCTTGCTGAGTTCGATGTCTTCCCAATCGTTCGGGTTAAGAACGATGCCCGATGGCTCGTAGTAAGCCAAGAAGGAAAGGGTTGCGGCACGGCGGACTGCGTCTGCCTTGGTGTCGCTCATACCAGCAGTTGCCGAGTATGTGCCATCCGACCAGTTGTAAGTCTGCACACCTGCGGTGTTCAAGATACCAGTGAGGTTCTCACCAGTTCCCGAACCGTTCAGGATTTGTGCATCTTCCTGCAGGCGAAGACCGTACATCAACTCGTTGTCGATGATTGAGCGCAACTGTGGCTCATCAGCAAGAACATTGCGGTGTGCGGCTTCCCAGTGAGCCAAGGTGCGAACAGGAGCCTGTTCACCAACGAAGGTGAAGGACGACTGTGGCTTGGCTGCGAAGGCGGCACCCGAACGCTCAGCGACTGCTGCTGCGTTGTTGGTGAAGCCCGTCATGCGGAAGTACTCAATGATTGCGGCAGTCGTGGTGCGGCTTGGGAACAAGTCACGAACACGCTTGGTACGCATTGGAGGGATGACCATTGCATCGCGTTGGATGGTTCCAAACGAGCCAGGCGTGCCAGTTGGGAGTGCCGAGTACAAGTCTTTCACGTTGTAATCACTCTTGTATGGTGCTGGCATGTTTGCTGACCCGCTGGCAAGCAACGACTTGAACTCCGCCGAAGCAAGGAATGCTTCGCCGATGGTCTTGGAACGAACTTGCTGAAGTGCATTCTGCAATTCTGAAGTTGCGTAGGCGGAAGCCTGTGCGACAGAATCCTGTGGCTCCGAAGCCCACTTGTCTGCATCTCGCATTGCCTCAAGGCTCTCAACGAGACCCTTGATTTCACGGATGTCAGCCATGTTCTTATCGAAGGCTGTCTTCTGTTCTGCGGAAACAACCACAGTTCCATCTTCAATTTTGAAGTTGTCTGCGATTGTCTTATTTTCTGCCATCTTGGCGCGCATTGCGCTTTGAAGTTCAGTTAAACGACTATTGTCAAATGACATGATTTTCACTCCTGGTGAATTGATTGTTGGTGGTTACTTATTTTTTATTTCGAAGACTTCGGTAAGCACCTAGTCAGTTACATTTGCTGTATTACGAGAATAACATCAAAGTAGTATCAGAAATGCAACCCCCCCTTGGGGTTACTTTACGCGATATCGTTTTACGACTTGTGGGCAACATTTTTCAGCGTACTTGACTCCGTATTCGCCATTGTCAAATCCTGCTCGCTTCTTGTTTGTTTTGCGGTTGCGCCATGGGTGGTCTAGCGGAAGCAAATCATTGTCATCAAAATATTTGACATCTTTTGGTTTGTCGGACATCAAAAGCGACAAAAACTTGGAAACACGCTTGTTTGCTGAGGTTTTATCGCCATCTTTAAGACCTCGTAGATATACGTTTTTGAGATCTCGCAGGTTAGCCCTTTGTGTAGGTTTGGCTTTGGCATTGTGTTGACGCACCCGAACGGCAAGGTTATTGATATCTGTGCTTGTGACTGTTGGCGGTTTCTTGCGGGCTTTGGGTACGCCTTTGAACAAAACGATACCTTCGCTCATACCCCCGACGAGAGTATTCAGTGATTTTTCTACGGTTAGAGACTTTCCTGAGTATTGCGCCGCCTGTTGATTGTGTAATTGTTCCGCATACCTATCGGCGTCACCAGAACTAGAAAACTTTCCCAAATGCTCACCGCTTCTTTGATAATGACGAATCGCATCCCTGTCGCTGACCACCTTCCCGCGACCCTTCCTATCGCGGATTACCGTTGGAATCAAAACAGTAACTTTGCCTTCTGTGATACTGATACTTCGTACAGTGCTTATGCTCCCGTCCGAATTCCGCACTACAGGGCGATTATTTAAGTCAATGTTCCCCTTCTCAATCTGTCCGCGAACAGCAGGTGCTTGATTTCTTTTTCTTACAGGTGTGTCATCAGGACCACCAGGTGTTGACGCAACATAGCCGTCGCCGTCACCATCGGTCGCCTGCTGTCCTCCGCTGGATGAAGAGCCAATAGGCGTACCGAGAGCCTTTTTCTTAAATCCTGAACCTTGTCGTCTTGGGTTATTCCTAGGGCTGTTATCTCCTCGGATACCTGTGACACGGTTGTAGTCAGACACATTTGTGCAGGGCATCCAAACAAGTTTTCCATCCCTTGCTGTATATCGGCGAATACCGATGCATCCAAGGTTGCGTGCACGGATACGAGCAGAATCAGGGTCACTAAAAGTGTCGGGGTCTGTTGAACGGCTAACAAAGTTAACAAAACCCTTTTGCTCTACATCGTCTTCAGCGTTTTTCCCCGAGAATGAACCAGTAACAAGCCCACCACCAGGCAAAGTTGCAATACCTGTAATAGGTTTCTCGTCAAGTTTTTCCCAACCTTTACGAGGTTTGTGGTCACAAGGCGTGTAATACCTTTTACCTGCAAGCATGACGGTACGAACACCACCACAACCACGAATCTTGGAAATGGATAAAGCGTCGGCACGGTTCTCGTAATACGCATCAGATTTTGTTTCCAAACGCTTAGTGCGTTGAACCATCTTTGGCAAAGGCTTCTTTTTCTTGGCGGCAAGAACTTTCAGATATTCTTCTTTACCTTTTTTAATTGCTTCATACTCTTCATGTGAGGCGCACGGCATCCAACCGTTTGGGTGTTCATGTGCTCCTTGGCACCCGAGCATACGTGCGACACGAAGAGCCTGTTCCCGTGAAACGATATTAGGTTTTTCTTCTGCCATTATTTTTTATCTTTTTTGGTTACTTGCTCTACTTCGGATGTGTACGGCATAGACATCCCATATTCGTTAAACAGTTCATTGACTTTGTCTTGGTTGTCCATAAGGTAGAGAACCATTGATTCAATGTCTCCATCTTTTCCATTTTCCTCTGCATAACCGTAAGCAGTGGTCAGAATTTTTGAGCGCACATCGGCATTCTTGACTTTTGCAAATAGTTCAGATCTGATTGAATCTTTTTGTTCTTGCGTAAGTTTCATGATGTTAAGCCCTTACCCTTGGCGCTCTTGGTCGCCTCACTCTTCCTGCTCCCGCAACTTTTTGCTCAGAAAAAGTCAGAACCCCTCCGCTAAACGGAATATTGCTCTTAAACCATTGTTTCACATATTCTGCTCTCGCCTTATCATCAACATCATCTATGGCAAAAATAATGTCTTGATGATAAAACCGAGTCCCACCTTCTGCTTGTCTCAGGATGGAAGCAATTCGTGCATATTCTGCATCATTTGATATGAGTCCACCTGCCCCAAATTCTTCGTAAAAGCGCATCTCCGATACAAGACTCTGCAGTCTGGCTCGGTCAACTCCCCCAGATTTTTTGAAACCGACTCGAGCCCAAACATACTGTCCGTCATCCGCTGCGTTAACTCTTGCCGATGTGACACCCATTTTGCTGAGATATAGAAATGCGTGCTGATTATAAATAGTTTGGATGTCTGCGCCTCTGTCTAATTTGCTTGAGACAAACATACTTGCTTGATACACCGAATTGCCGCTTATTTCTCTGCTGGAAGACCCAATACGTGCTCTAATAATTTGTCCTTGGGCGTTAACCTCGTTGAATACAACTTGAATAGAATTTCCCCTAACTTGCGCAACGGCATTATAGAATCTTCCGTTTTTGCCTTTGATTAAATTGTGACTATAAGCCTCTTTCAAATATGCTTCTTTTTGCGACAACGACAACCCACGCCATTTTTCTGGTGTCATATCTTCATAGAGAGCACCACCCTGTGGGTTTCGTTCTTTCAGGTATTTGGCAAGTTTGCCTTGTCTGCGATTAATTGCTCCAGCAATTTGCTCTTTGATTTGTGCTTTGACAGTCTCGGGGGTCGGTTTCGGAATATCGGTTGCGTCAGGATTGAACTCGTAACCTTGGGCAATTCGTTCAACCGTTTTGCGCACCTCGGCATCGAGCAAATCATGTACAGCAATTACCCCCTCCAAATTTCCCATCTCTTGTTTGATTAAACCAATTTCCTGCATCGTTCTTACACGGTCAATTTCTTTCCGCTCAGCATCGTTACCGAGGGGTTTTCTCAACCGAGAAAACTTGTCTGCCAGTTGACTATTTAGTTGGTCAAGTCTTGCTTTAGCGGTATCAATGCTCCCACCGCCAACCGAGCGCAACAATGCTTGTTTTGCTATAGCGATTTCATTATCAACCCGAGCAGGCACTCGTGCTCCAGGATCATTTCGTAATTTTGCCGCAATCTCAGCAAGTCTTCTTTGATAACTTCTTAAAGCGTTTTGACGTCCTTCGTTTTGAAAAAAGTTTGCTTGGTCTACCGCCAAAGAAAACTCATTCAATCTTTTTGCATCTGCGATTTCTACCAGTATTCGCTCTATCGCTTCCTCTTGTTGAGCAGAAAATTTTGCTACTTCAACTTTTGGTGCCTTGTACTTAAGAGCGGCTGGCGCTTTTCTGACATCTTTTTTGTCTGGAGTAAGAAATGGTGCGTCTATCGGGTCAACTGGCGCAGGCGCAGGTGCAGGCGCAGGTGTTGCTGGTCGTCTGCGACCTAGATTCGCATCTCTAACTTCTTCAAATCCGTCTCTATAACTACCAATGATTTCCTTAACTCTTGCGACACTGACTCGTTCGGGTCTTGAATTGAACATATCCATTTCAATAAAGTCATTTTCGGAAATGTCGCCCCTCGCTATTGCCTCATCTAGTTTGCGCAAGTGCTCTTGGGCTTGCTCTATTCTTCCTTCTGCATATCTTCCTGCGATTATTTTTCCCGCATCGTAATTGGGAAAATTGCGCACATCATTAACAATCATTATTCGGTCATTAATCATGTACTCACGTTTGAGTAACTTTTCAAAATTTTGCTCACCTACAACCGCATTGAGATTCACTCGTCGCTTTTCATTCCGACGACTTGGTTGAGGTGGTGCTGCGGGCGGTCTCGCTGCTGGTTGAGGGGGATTTGGATTTCCACCATCACCAGGTGTCACAAAACCAGCGCCTCCCGCAAAGTTTGGATTGCGACGAGGACGACGAGGACGTGGTTGTCGGTCAGCAATTTCCATTTTTCTAACTAGTTCATCGAAATTACGAACCTGTATGACGTTGCCTCTACCGTCTGTTGCGGTAAGACCTAATTGTCTGTCCCCTTCTGCGTCTACCGCGATATACCAATCACCTTTTCTCCAACGCCCGATGCCAACTTCTTGAAAATCTTTTGGCGGGTTACCGATGTCAACATTTTCTCTTTTTGGCTTCGGGCGACGAGGTTTAACAACCTTGGGTTCAAAAACTGCTTCGGGTTTTTGGACGGGTGCTTTTGGCTTGTTTGTTGCCTCAACGACGGCACGACGACGGCGACGAGCAGGTGCTTCACCAGTACGCGGTGCGCCTGGCTCTTCAATCTCTCTATCCATTCTTCGTTGTTCCGACTCACGAAGATTTCCGCCACGACGCCTTGCTGGTTGCCGTCTACGAGCAGGACGAGCGGAGGCTTCACGCCGTTTCAACTCTGCCATTACTCGCTTGTAATCATCGCTGTCTCTGCCACCAGTAGCGTTTTCCAACTCTGCACGCATTTCTTCCAAAACTTCTGTTGGTTCGGCTGCGAGGAGATTTCCTTCTTCACGAACAGGACGAGCAGGTGCGCGCCGTCTGCGCTGTGGGCGTGGAGCATCGGGTGTCGATTCGCTAATTGCTTCAGGTTCGTCAACCGATGGAGGTCTTGCGGTTACTGTTCTCCGTCGTCCTCCACGAGGAGTTGGTGCTTCCCCTCCATCTAGTCTTTCCGCAACCCCTCGCAATCCACGCTCAAGACGACTAGCGCCTCCTTCTTGTGCGTTTAGGCGAGCAAGAATTCTGCGTTCTCGGCGAGCAATACGACGACCTCTGCGAGCATCATCAACACTCTCTAACCGCGAACCGATGTCAGAAATTTGATTGGCAATTCGTCGTGCGATACCCCAACCACAAGACCTGCCGAAACGGTCGGTGATTTGTCCGCCGTAACGAGTTCCTACGGGGCAACGCCAACCACCACGACGGTTCGTTCCAGGAATAGACAAACTCGGGTCCCAAATAGCACGAACAGCCTTCACCTCATAAGACATAGTCGAGGTATTTCTTTCAGTTAAGAAAGATTTTGCTTTGAAATCAACAACATTCTGAAGCATCTGTTTTTATTTGTCTTTCTCAAGCATGGCTAATTCTTCTTTTAACAATTCAAAAAGTTCTTCGCTGTATGGTTTCGGGGGGACTTCGTCAGCAAAATTCATGGAAGATGTAAACCAGTAATTAACTGGGTCAAAATCTTCTTTTGGTTTCTTCATGAATTGATAAAAGGCACCTTCTTCGTTTTCCATGCTGTCTCTTATCGACTGTGCAATAGACGAACTGCCTAGCGCCTGAAATTTTTTTCCGTCGCAAGAAAGAAGAACCTTGGGGTCAGTCAGAAGACATATTGATTTAATCATCGCCCAATTTCCTCCATCATAAGATTAACGAATTCATCTGAAACCATAATGTCAAGTCTGCTTCCAATTTTTGCTTTTCTATCGGCAATACGAACATTTGCTCCACCAATATTGTCGTTATTTGCAAACCTTGCAGCCAAATTGTCTGCCACACCATTGTCAAGCACTTCTTTCATCCCAGCACGCCATTGGTCTAATGATTGCTTCAATTCGGTGCGCAAAGCATCCTTTGCTTGTTGCGGAGTTCTACCTGCTCGTACTAGTTCTTGGTATTTCTGTTTGTATCCTCCAAGGGGGCTCCTATCAATACCTCCGTATTCCCGACCACCCATGATGTATCGGAATAGTGATGGTGCATCATCGTTGCGGTGAACAAAAGCGCGACCAAAGTCAATCGGCAATGCGCCATTTCCTTCAAATATCATTCCGTTGCCAGCGTGCCTATCCGCAGCCCCCATGATTCCATTTAGCAGAGCGGCACCAAGACGAGATTCTTTGTCTTTAATAGCGTTAGCGCCGTTGGCTACGTTGCCGATATTGTCCACTTGCCCTTCGGCAAAATTAGGACCGAGTTCAAGCAATATTTTATTGTATGAAGTTCCTGGAATTATTCGACCTTGCCCCTGAGCAAAGCCCATTTGTTCGGCGAGGACGGCACCCAACAATTCTGCGTGATTCGCCCCATTGCCAAAACTCATGTCTCTTGGCTTTAGCAAATATCCTCGCCCATCCATGTTCCCATTATCGTCAATGAAAAGATGGAAACTTGGGTTTGCTCCACCAGTTCCCGCATAGAAACTTATGTAGTTCACTCCCGATTCTTTAAGTCTTTTCAGTGTTTCCTTGTCTCGAGCAGTTAATGCGTTGTTTTTTGTTCGTGATTTTCTTAGGCGAGTAACTGTTGCCCTGAGGTCTCGTAATTGTTCGGGAGTTGTAGCCCCATTAGCGCCGAACATCGCTTTTGCTAGTGCGCTTCTCGGGTTCGTATCTCCGCCTCGGTCTTGAATAAAGTCGGAACGCTTTTCCATAACATCAGCAAGGAATTTGTCTGGAATATCACCCAGCGGACCATTGTATGCAAGTGCTTGTGCTTTGGTGTTAATCCCTTTGTTGCCAACTGGAACTTCATCAAACTTTCCGTTTTCCAATTTTGGCAAACCTGTTTCGTGTCTGTCTTTTGCACGATTAAGTGGTGGCGATTGCTTCTTTCTTCCACCTCGTGGAGCCTTTGGTTTTGGTGTTGGTGTTGATGGCTCTGGCGCACTTGGGAAATCGGCTGAGATGCCTGACGGTGGGGCTGCTGGTGGTCGTACTTCTGGCGGCGCTCCGCCTCCATCACCAGGTGTAACAAAACCTGCACCACCCGCGAAGTTGGGGTCACGACGAGGACGACGAGGTCGTGCTGGTCTTACGGGTCTCGCAGGGGGTGGTTCGGGAACATCATCAGGTGTTGGTCTACGAGTAGCAGAACGCCCTGCGCCTTGTGCTGTTGACTGCCTACGGCGACGACGGTTGTTTCGTGGGCGACGAGCCTGTGGTGTTGGTGGTTCAAAATCTTGTGGTGCGTTACGACCGTGAGCGTCTTTCCAAGCCTCACGAAGATTTTCTTTGTTGATTGCGTACCATTCACGGCGAGTCAACATTCCCGCATTACCGCCAGCCAGCCGAATTTCTCGGACTCGTTTTGCATACTCGTCGTATTTTCGTAATACGTAAGGTTTGAAATCTTCTGTTTCTCCTGCGTCGGATGCGTCTTGTGGTGTGAGCACATCAACGTTCCTTGGTCGTGGGGCGACTTGTGGGCGTGGTCGTCGTGCGGGTCTTGGAGTCGGTTCTGTTTCTTGTGTGACATCTCGTCGCCTGTTGCGTGGGACGCGTACAGACGGTGCTTGTGACTCGACATCTTCTTGTTCGGCATTCTGGGGTCGTCGCCGAACATCGTTGATGATTCTTCCGATAGTGCTTTCGTCAAATACTCTTTGTGCAAATTCCCTACCTTCACCACGACCTACTCGTTGTCTTGGCGGTTTTGGGGTTGCTTCACTTCCACCGTCAAGGCGTCGGGCGATATTACGCAAACCACCTTCAACACGACCTTCTCCAGCGTTGCCACCAAGTCGTCTAATCATTCTTGCGTTACGACGGTCAAGGCGACGCTTACGCTTGTCGTCATCTCGTTGTTCCAATCGTTCCCCAATGTCAGCAATTTGGTTGGCAATACGCCTCGCTACACCCCATCCACAGGAACGCCCGAATCGGTCTGTGATTTGTCCACCGTATCTTGTGCCAACAGGGCATCTAAAACCGCCACGACGATTTGTGCCAGGAATTGCCAAACCTGGATCCCAAACAGCACGTACACCTTTGATTTCAAAATGTGCCGAAGAACGAGTTTGGTCAGATATGAACGATGACGCTTTGAATGTTAAAACATTTTTGAATTCTTCATTGGAGAATTCAGACAAAAGGACTTCAGAAATGGAGATAACTGGAAGTTTTGGCAGTTCTGTTTTTTCAAGAGACAGGCTCATGACTTTCTTTTGTGATGCTGTCCCTGCTGGGCTAGGTCCTTCAATGATTTTTGATGCGTCCATTGATTGAACTAGTTCAGGTTTTGTAATTGGTGTTTTCCCGTATTCTTGACGCAAGATGCCTGCAAGTTCTTTGGCTGGTTCCGACATTGGCTCAAAAGTTGAGCCGTTGGGCGTGGTTCTAACAACCATAAATGGTGTGTTGTCACGGTTTTTGATAATGAAAACTAGGTTCATTGTTTACTTTCCACAGTTGAAAGACATTCAGCGAGCCCTGCAAATATCGCAGTCGCTATATCGCCACATTAAAATGTTATCACTAAAAGGGCGTTGATATTTAAAACGACCTAGTGTAAATATATTATTTGGTGTCTAGTTTTTTGTGTCCAATGGACAAAAGCATATTATCAATCTTCTCTTTGCCAGAACCCTCGTACTCAAAAACCTGAGTATCAAAGTATGAATACCCGTGCAACATGTGCTCCAAGTTTGCTATTTTCGGAGAATTCTTTTTGGCATACAAAAAGTTCTCGTTGTCAAGTTTGTCCGCCTCACGGTTTTGCGAGTAATACTTGAGAATTCCCTTGTCGTCCTCAACTATAACCAAGGGCGACGATTTAACTGAATCGTCTTTGGAAGTGATAATTGCTGCCCTCATGTTCACAATCCTAGTATCAAGTCGGCGAGTCTGCTTGGGTCGACATCGGTGATGTACTTCATTTTTCTCATGGGGCGGACACCGATTCGCTCACGAGCGTTATCTCCAGACCGTGGCTGTTGGGTTCCATCTCCTCCCGCTTTGAGGGCATCATTGACAACGTTCATATATGGGTTTTTGCGTTCTGCTTCGCGAATAGACCTTTGAACATCTGCGATGGCGGCAATCACCTCTCGCTTGCTTAGTTCTTGGTTCTGGAACTGAGCCCGAAGCGAATTGAGCATTTGATTTCTTCCACCACCATAATTGTGATTCATCCATGCGTTGAAACCTGCATCATCTCCGTCAAAACCTTGAAAGTCTCGTCCACCCCAATTCACGTCAAATCCCAAAGACGGGTCAATGGGGACAAATCGTTTGTTCCCGTTGGCGTCAGTCGCCACAAAGAAGTTCCCTTGGTGGCGGTCTCTGTTAACTATGATGAAATCCAAAAGGGTTGCACGAACTCGGTCAGACGCTTTGATACGAGCCATATTTCCTACATCTCTCGGGCTCTGAATTTCGCCTTCCGCATAGTTCGCAGCGTGCTCAAAAACGATAGCCCTACCTTCTGAGTGAGGTGCGTTTCCTCTGCCTTTTTGTTTTCCGTCTGTTCGGACTGCGCCAATCGGCATACCCAATCGACCTGCGAGGTTATTGCCCACGAGTTCGTGAAGATCTTCATTTTCCGCCACTGCACCATTCGTGTATTTCAGGAAATATTTTTTGCCAGTAACCCTGTCTTTAAACAGGAACATGTTGTCGTTGATTTGTGCTGCGTTCACTCCACCACCAGCATCTGTTTTCTCAAATCGACCAGTAGCCCCAGCCAATGCGTCAGCAAGCAAATCGTCTGGAACATCAGCCAAATCGCCGCCTCGTTCCAAGTGCCCAATCGCATCTGCTTTTGTATTTATTCCTTTGTTCCCAATGGGAACATTTTTAATTTCTGGCAAACCATCCTCACCAAGGCGACCAAGTTTTTCTGGCGAATGATCTGCTTTGGGGGAAGGTGGAGAAACATCAAATCCGCCTTCTGGTTCTGGAATATCAGGGACTGGTGCTTGCGGAACCCTTACCCGTTGTGCTGCTTCTGGTAATGGATTTCTTTGTTTGGGTTGAAAAGCAATCCCTGCGTCAACTTCAATAAGGCGAAGATTTACGGCTTCTCGTTCAATTCTATTGCGTTCACGAGCAATGTGCGCTCTTGCTATGTTGGCACGCGCCTCTGCACGAGTTTGAAATCCCACATCTTTATCTCTAGACCACGCAGTAAGCGCTGCTTCAAATCTTTCGTCAATTTCCTTTTGGTCTGCGTTCAATTTATTTTGTTTTTCAACCAAAGCATCTCTATTTAGACCCCTCAAATTATTAAATGCGTTTGGCTCAAAACCATTTAAGTCCTCAAGCACTATTTGAAGCATGTCCGCATCTTCAGGTTTATTAAATTCGCCTTCGGCATTGAAAACTTTACGAACTGGAGGCGGACCTGCTGGACGTGCGGGTGGGGCAGGTGGAGACTCTGGAGCAGGATTACGAGCGCCACCTCTGTTCGCCAAACCACCTTGGTTGGCAGAGATTTTCTGATTCACATAATCGCCTCGTGCATTACGTTTATTATCTTTTCCGTAATAGCGCCCGAACCTTCTTTCAAGTTCTGCTTTTTCTTCACCTTCTGGAAAATCGTTGTCACGCCAGTAAGCAGTATCTGGAAGTCCTCTTTCACGAAAACGGTTGCGAACATTTCTTATTGAACGCTCGTCTGGCAAACTTCCGCCTAAATCTGGTGAAGGAGGGTTTGGTGCGGGAGGCGGCTGACTTGGCAAATTGAACTGTGGCGCTTGGGCTGCTGCTTCTGCCGTCGGATTCCAGGTCGGGGGACTTGGTATTGGTGTTGAAGGTTTTGGTGGCTCTGCTGGCTTTGGTGCAGGTTTTCTGCGTGGAACTCTTGTCGGTTCTGGTGGAGCGCCATCAACAAAATCTGCTTCAGGCTTTCTGCGTACAGTTCGCTTTGCCCCCTGTTGCGCAGCGGCTCTGCGCCGACGTCTTGGAGCGTTAGGTTTAGGTGGTTCGCCCGTGCGAGGTGCGCCAGGTTGTACAAGTTCTCTATCCATTCTTCGCTGTTCTGATTCGCGAAGATTTCCTCTTCTCCTACGAGGGGCACGAGGATTTCTCGCTTGTTCTATTACCTCTCGTGCCTGTTCTATGACGGGGTCTGGTCTTAGGGGGATAACACGTCCTGTATTTGGGTCAATCATTCCTCCCAATGGTTGACGCCGAGCAGGGCGTGCGGCGGGTCTAACTTGTCGTGGCGTCTGTCCACCCTCAAGTGCTTCGGCAATGTTTCTTGCACCACGCTCAAGCAAACCAGGTTTCTCTTGACGAGCCAAAAAACGTTGCATGCGAGCATTACGTTTAGCAAGACGATTATTGCGTTTTCGGTCGTCAATGTTTTCTAGCCGTTCGCCGATGTCGGCAATTTGGTTTGCGATACGACGAGCCACACCCCAACCGCAAGAACGCCCGAATCTGTCGGTAATTTGTCCACCATAACGAGTGCCAACAGGACAACGCCAACCACCACGGCGATTAGTGCCTGGTATGGAAAGACTTGGATCCCATAAAGCCCTTACACCTTTCACTTCGTAGTTAAAAGTGCTTGCGGTTTGTTCCGAGATAAAAGTCAAAGCCTTGAAGTTGACTTCGTTTTTCTGCATTTATTTTTTCTTTCGTGCTTTCGCCAAATCTTGTTTAAGAAAAGTTTCGTATATCCATCGTGTGGTGGTTCGCTTTACGCCGTCAAGACCTGTGTATTCAACAAGTTGTAATGCGTCTGGGATTCCAGCAGTGTCGGCATTGAATTTGAATGCCCCTTGAGACTCTTTGGCAAAATCTTCAATATTTTTGATGATGTTGTCTTTGTTGCTTGACTCTGCCAACGAGTTAATCATTCTTGGAAACTTGCGTTTTTCTCCAATTGTGAATGGTCGTGAGCGTTCAATGCTGATAGTCACACCGTTGGGGGCTACAAAAGCAATTTTGCTCATTGATGGACCACCCAATAACGCCAAATCGTCGGCTCCAATATCGGCAGGTAACTGGATAGCACGCACCATTGCGCCGTCTTCCATGTCAGGGTTTTCGCTGAACGAACGCAGAATAGAGGAAGGAACAACAGGGCGCAAAATTACTCCGTCTCGACGAATCATTCTTCCCTCGCCTTTCGGCGCACCTTTGAGTAGTTTGATTGAATCAGCAACGGAACGATTAAATTTATCTTTTTGAAATGCGCCTGTTCTTGGTATCTGCGCCATGCGTTGAATCTGGATTGTTCTTGCTTGGTTTGGCGCACCCTCTAATACCTCTGAAAGGTTTTCTTGTCTTGCCTGTGGTATTTTCGGTGCCGCTATTGGGCGCGCTGCCTGTCTAATAAGTTCTAAAGGACCTGGTATTTCGAATAGTTGTGCACCGCAAGTAGAAAAACGATTGTCTGTGAATCTTCCACCGAATTCAAAACCAGCAGGGCATCGTGCTTGTCTTCTGCGGTTTGGTTTTAACCTACTGAGAACTCCTTGCCCGCCGCCAGGAATCAGAGCGCCATACAATCTTGAACGAATAGGCGAGGTGATTGGAGAAATGTTGCCTGGTGTCAGGGCGGAGCCGATTGATTGTGCTACACGACCAGCAGTACTACTTGAACCGACAAGTCCTGCTTTTTCTTCTAATCCTTCCGAGTCATCTTTCTCTACTCGGTATCCTCCGCCACGCTTTTTATATTCACGAACCAGCCAAGCATTTGCGTAAGCAGACGGGTAAACATTGAATTTCTTTTTTGCTTCTGCTTTTACCCTTGCGTAAAGATCTGGGTCGGTTGGAATATTAGCACCCTTAATTTCGTTTTCTCCACAGCAAGATGTGACTACATCAGACTTCATTGTGGGCACATTGATAGGTTTCTTGTCCACACGGGTTTCAGAGTTCTCGGCTCGGCGTTTCCTTCTAATAGCGGAAGCAATCTGCTCGGCAGTCATGTTCATTGCCCTAGACTTTTTTACGCATTTGGGATACTTTCCCGTGTTGGCATCTCCACGACCGCACGGTTCAAAGCCCCCACCTTTTTTGGGGCGAGAAATGTCAACCCATTCCTCATCAAACCATTTGCCCAAACCGCCACGCTTTGTTTCGTCGCCAACAAATGTTTCTGAACCCAAACGAGAAGTGCGAGACTTCATATAAAGTTTTGCTTTGAAATTTAGAAGGTCTCTATCCCCATTGAGTCTCGTCTTCCTGACCTGTGAACCTTTGGTGAAAATAAATTTTGTTTTCGCATTTTCGGGGTCAAAAATTAGTTCCTGTCCCAATGCGATATTTGTTCTTTTCATTTTCGTTTTTTCGCGCATGGACATACGAAGTTTTCGTGCAAAATATTCAAAACCTTGGTTGAGGTGATTGCTCATTTTTTTGCCGATTCTTTTGGTGCTTCAGGTTCCGCAAGTGGAGCGGGCAGGGTTGTTTTCCATTTTCTAGCCAACTGTCTTAAAAGCGCAATATTGTTGTCGTCCAAAATATTGGTGCTAATACTATGATACGACATTCCAGTAGTTGCTTTTTCAATGGTATCTCTTTTACTTAAAAGCAGTTGATTGTTGAGTCTGGACGAGAATTTGGTGTCGGGTGCTATTACAGCAAAAATGCCTTGGTCGTTTTCAAGCAGAACGTAAGGAATACCTGAAACCTCTTCCATTGGGGTTACTAGGGCGTATCTCATACGACACTCGCAACAATATTTTCCAATGCGGAATCGGCTTTTGGCTTAGGCGGTTTGACGATTATGTCAGCCAACTGTTTTGGGGTCATGCCCTGTATTTCTCTCAAGCGTTGCACTGATTTAGTCAAATTTGTTCGCAATTCTTCAAGTTGTTCTAGTATTTCTGGTGTGAGACTGTATTGTCCGATGAGATTCCTATCAGACATCGTCTCTTCAAGTTGACGTTTTAGCCTGTCTTCCAAAGAGTCAACGTCAATCTTTTTGACATCTTCTAGAACTTTTCCTGCATCTGCAACCAGTTTGGCATGCTCGTCAACGCTAGAACCGTGACGTCGGCTGAGTTCTGACCCCAATGTGCCAGTGCTAATCATTGGGGCATATTTTTCGGCTGTGTCATTGAAATCAAAAACTTGAAAGATGAAACTATGGTCGATTGGCACAGCGTCCATTCCTTCAGATGTCTCACTGAAAAGAACATTCCCATCATGTCTGTCGCCGTTAGCCAAAACAACGTCCATCACCTGCATGTGTAAAAGTTTTCTTGTATCGGTTTTCTCAAGTTGTTCAGGACCTGCGGAAAGTATTTTCCCGTCGTAAGAGTTGTGAACCAAATCGGTGATGACGCCCATAGATGCTGACTCGGGTGCAGTTTGAACAACACGAAGCGAGGAGGCGGGATACCCGAATTCCTCGGTTATTGAGGTTGCTAAAACTTCTTGAACTGGCTCAAACCAGCGAGTTGCTCTACCTTTGCTCAGAGGGGCTTTGCTGTGCGGAACATTGTCATCCCACATTGACGGTCGTGAAGCATATTTGACACCCAAAAGTTGTCCAGTTTGCCTATCTCGCAAGCGGTTCATCCCGACAACACCGCCGCCACTTCCAAGCAATTCAAATCGTTTAATTTCAGTAACGTTTCCTTCTGAGTCATAGACATCAATATTGTCAAGGATTGCGTCTAGGACGACCGTGTCACCTAGTTCATTTATTTTTCCACCGTTGGCAATATGAGCAGAAGCCTTCTCTGCTGTATCAATTTCGGGTTTTACACTAGGCAAATCTCGGGCAATATTGTTGCCGTTTGCATCCGCTATGCCGACAGTTGGCTCAAATTCCTTAGCCTTTGCTAAAGCACCATTTCCTTTTTTGAATCCGCTTGGGGTCTTGACGGTAGGAGGGTCAACCTTTGGGTTCTTTTTTTTGTCTTTGCGTCTCTTGAATGTAGACGCTAGAAAATTTTTTGCATCCTCTAAACTGTCGCGTTTAATTTTTGCCGCAATTGATTCCAATTGTTCTTTTCTCTTGTCGGATATTTTGCCTCGCTTGTGAAGCGATTCTGTAGCAAAATCAAGCATTTGAGCGCCTCCTGTCCTGAGAAGCAACAAACTCATTAAGGTTGAATCAGTCAACGTTCCCGACCCGTCAACTGTCATGTAATCGTATGCTTGCAAAGCCGCCATCGCTGTTGCTTTCGCTCCATTTCGGAGTTTTTGACTTTTTAGAATGCCTCTAGCGCCATCAATCATTTTCCCTGCAAGAGAGGCAATATCTTTCGCTGCTGCTTCGGCACTAGGAACTAAACAGTTAGACATTTGCATGTCGGTGAATTGGTTGGCGTTCGGGGTGCCAGGTGGACACCTCAATTTGCCAGCAGCATCGACTATCACACCTGCGGCTCTCGCCGCTCTCACGCCAACAGAGCCCAAACCTGGTTTATCTTTTATGGTAGGACCGAGGAACCCCTTGAAAAGCAAAAGGTTGTCATGAACGACCGAAACAGATTTTCGGTACTCCGCTACTCTCTCGTTTGCGTCAAAAGCACGAGACGATTTAATCATCGCCTCTCCTTGTCAGTCGTTTGAATCTGACGCTTTGTTAATCGTTGACATTGGAACCACATCATCATCCTCTACTTCTTTTTGTTTAGAAGCCTTCTTGGGTTCCGTTTTTTCTTTTACAACTTCTTCAACGACTGCTGGTTCTTTCTTAACTTCAACTTCAACAACAGCGACTTCAACTTCGGGCACTGCGACTACGGGAACTTGTTCCTGTTTTGTGTCAAAAAGAAGCCCTGAAGTGTTTACTGAGTCAACGGGTTGATTGGGTTTTCTCATTTGTCAAGTCCTGTTTCAATCTCAAGCATCTCAAGTTCCATCAAACTGCTCAAGAACTCTTTTGCTTCATCGTCAAGAAGAACTTTCTCGTTTGGTTTTTCTGAAGTCCATGATTCTGGAATCATGTCTTCTTTGCCAAGTTCTGCAGCGCGCTTCATGCAGTGCATCTTTGCTTCTTCAGGATTTTTGGCACGACCGATAGCCATGATTGCCATCTTCAAGTCCTCTTCGTCCTTGATTGGATAAGAGCCGTCTGCCATTGCCATTCCGCCCTTTGCCATTTCCATGCGCTCATCTTCGCTATACATTGCTTTCAAAGCAACATCGGCTACTTCTTCATCAATTTCGGCGGCTTCTTCAGGGTCGTATTCGTCGAAACCTAGGATTTCTCCGTCTACGCCGACATAGACATCGTATGACTTGCCGTCTACGCCTTCAATTTCCACGGCGTAAGCGTCGTAACCGTCAAACATGTCTGCGTCAACAGAAACAACTTCACCTTCGATTGACTTTGTTGCAATATCAGAAGCCTCACTGAAAGAAATGACTTTTTGTCCTGGGACTGTTGCGACTTCACCAATCAAATCTTCGTTAAGAAGATGCCAGCCCATGCATTCGCCAGTTGTTCCGTCAAAGTAAGCCTCAACGGGCTTCCCATCTTTGCGTTGGACGTCAACTACGAACACGTCAACTTCGTCTGCGTAGCCCGAGTCAAGAACTTTACCCGCAAACATGCTCTCAGCCAAACCTTCTACCTCTAGCAGGCTTGGCATTGTGTCTTGTTGTTCGCATCCACCTGGGCATGATGCGCAGATTTGAGAACCACCTGCATAAACACGACGTTCAATTGCGCAAACAAAAGCAAGGTCGTCGTAGTCTGCGGACTTGACGCCCATTGTTTCCATGCGCTTGGCACGAGCCTTTTTGCGTTGCTCCATCATCTTTTCAATTTCGCCATACATCTTTTCTTCTTCTTCGTCAAGATCTTCTGGCATATCTTCTTCGTCTTCTTCGTCTTCGCCCATCATTTTGACGGGTTTCTTCTTTTTGGGCATCATGGCATCGCCGTACATTTTTTCCATGTCTTCTTCTTCTTCTTCTGATGCTTCTTCGTCATTCATCATCGAATCCATCGGCTTCTTCTTTTTGGGCGTCATCGTTCCTTCGTGCATGCCCTTTTCGTCAGATGCGGAGACCCATTCACTCTTCTCGCCTTCAACTGGAGCAGCAACTTCTGGAGCGGCATCAGCGGGGACGGCTTCTTCGGTCTGTGTAACAGCCTTGGCTCCACATTTGCCACAAACTTTTGAACCAGGCTTGTATCCGCAATCTTTCAGTTCCAAACCTTTTGCGCATTCGATTCCGCCGTCTGCCAAAAGTTTTACTGTTGGTGTTTCGCTAGCCATGTTCGTGGACTCCTTGTAGTGCATTGTTTTTGCAATGCACCGTGATGGATTAGAGCAAACAGAGCATGGTGTCAAGCGCTTTTCGCCTGACATCAGACACTGATATTTTGCTATTTTTTGTGGTAAACCTGTTATAGAAGTATAACTCATCTTAGTGTTTTCTTTTTACTACAAATGGAACCAACATAAAAGTATTTTTTTTATTTACATTGTGTCCATAATATTGAGTAATGCGTCAAACGCTTCGTCTGCCACATCGCTGATTTGAACTTGAACACCCTCTTCCGTTACCTCTGATTTGATTTGATAATAATCCAAAATTGGATCTAAAAGTTCTTTCACTTCGTACAGGGTGTAGTCCGAAGAAGATATGAGAAGCGTTTCTTTCTCAACTTCCGACATGGACTTCTTCTCAATATCTGAGTTTGCTCCTCCAGCGTTCAATACCTCTTTTAGCAGGTTGAACGCATTTTGCAGTTTTGCCATGTTGCGAGAATTAATGACCCGCCCTGCTTTCACCTCCATGTCCTCATCGGCATCTTTGCCCATGAGTTCGGAAATAGCCGCCATCAACATCGGAATCATGCTTTGAGGAGTCATACTTCCCCCACCACCACATCCGCAGTCATGTTCTTTTTCTGAGTCGTAGTAAGGCATTTCTATGACGCCGCCATTGTCGTCGTCGCCTTCCATCACCCAATTATCTTTATCTGCCATGTAGTTGATGAAATCTGGTTCCGAGTTCATGAACTCTTTAAGAGCCTCATAAGCCTTTTCGTTGCCCTCATCTTCATTGTCGAATTCAACATCCTCAAGTTGCATTTCCTGCTCACCCTTAGGTTGGTCTTCTTCGGCAAGACGGGTAGCAAGTTGTTCCATCATTTCGTATCCCTTTTCCTCACCATCAAGGAAATCGAAGATTGATTTAATTTCTTGCTCATCAAGTGTTTCCAACGATTTGCCAGGCTTGATAAGACTTCCAAGCCTTTCGTTGAACTGAGAATCACTCCAGTTCTGTTTACGCAACTTGCCTCGGCAGTTTTTCATGCCAGGATGATGGCATCCTTCGTTCGGCCAGAGACCAGTAGTTTCGTGGTGAAGCCAAGCGCATATATTGCTCAACGGATACAACTCGGGGTGGTTTGCAAGAATGACTCGGCATCGTCGGAAACCGCCTGGCTTGCGCATGATTGGGCGCCAATAGCGCAATAGTTTTTCAAGGTTGCCCCTACGAGGACCGTACCCACGAGTGCGGGCAGTGACGATTTCCTGAGGGATAATTCCGCCAAGAGGATCAGCCTTTTCGGGTGACTTTGGTTTTACGCCTACTGGGACTTGTGGGTCTTCTTCCATTCGGTAACGGTCTTCAAAACGACGCTCAGCATCAGACCCACTTGGTGTGTCTCCATCAATATTCACATATACGGTTTGAGGTTTAACTCTCGTTGCGTCACCAAACATGAACTGTCCATCTTCAAAATGGTAAGAGACGCGCATCGTCATCATTTCGCCTTCGGTGCTTCTGTGGTCAAAAATGACGCTGTTTGCGTCCGATTCTCTGACTCGTACTGCGCCGCCAAATTTCTTTGCTAAGGCAAGTGGAAGATTTTCTTTACGACCTTTTTGGGGCATGGGGGCGTCAACAGCGTCGTCGTCCTCTTCTTCTGATTGCTTGCGAGGTTTCTGCTGTTCCATACTGTTTGCCAAAATGCGCATAAGTAGTGAACGACCCTGCTCCGTGAGTTTTCCTTTTTCATCACGCATTTGAGCCTTGATGCTGTCGTTGTTGTTTTGTCCTTCAACAGATTTGATGGAGATGGTGCCAGTGAGTTGGTTTGCTCCGTGAAGAACAGGACTTGCCTCGTACAGTTCAACTTTTTTCAGGACATTGGCTTGACGCTTGGGGTCAAAATCAGCATCCAGTGTTTTGTAGCCGATTGACCACTCTTGCTCCTCGCCAAAGAAAGCGACATCGGCGAAAGCCTGACGACCTCGTTCTGACTTCAGATTGAATTGAACTTTGGCGTAGAGACCGCCAATCCCAGCAGCACGCATCTTCATTGGAAGTCGAGGGTCGGACGATGGAACTTCGTACATTTCAAGAACTTTGCCGATTGGCTCATTCCAGTTGTGACCCCATACAACACGGGGTTTACGCCTTTTTAGGCTCTCGTTGAAGGCGCCAGGTACGATGATGTCACCTACGGAGTCCTTGTTCCCGATACCTGCGACGAAACATTCAACAACACCAAGTGCTTCGTCAATATTGAATTGACCTTGCAGCGCTTTATATTGTTGTGTTTCTGATAGTGATGTTGGCATTGTTCTCCAAAAATGTTGGTTTATAAACAATAAACCATTTGAAGCGCCAAAAAAGGAACACTTTCAGTATATTGGGGGTGTTTTACTGAAATTACTCCGAGTCAAACCCAAAACGAAGACGGCAACGACAATTGAAGGTGAGCGCGGGTGGGGCTATCGGGTCTCCTGGAAAGCGTAAAGTTAACCCGTCCACAACAAATCCATCTCCGAATTTCACCGTCTTTCCTTCAAGAAATTTGTGAGCGGTGCGAACACGAGAGTCTTTTCTTGTCAGCCATGTTTTCGTGAAACTGCCTTGGCTGTCTTTGCCTGCCAAGTAGACACCGCCGTTGTATGAAGACTGCGCTTCATGTTCGGCAATGTCTCGTTTCCGTTTGGATATCAATTTCAGGAATATCGCAATCAAAGCCAGTCGCAGAAGAACCGATCTTTCTTCTTGATTTTCTTCCATCAACGCAACAGCGATAGCCGCGGCGATTTCTGCTCCTGTTGTCGTATTGGCTTCTTGAACTCTAGCGATTTGTTGCTGTGCAAGTTTTTCAACCTCTTGGGGTTCAAGAGAAACTTGTTCGCTTGTTCTGGAAGCAACATATTCTTTTGCGTCTTGATAGATGGAAAGAATGATTGGTTCTAGGTCATCTGCGAGTTGTTTGTTCCAGACCTCGGTGTCAAAAATCATGTCAACCGTCAAAGCACCGCTTGCTAGCGCTTTAACTCCGCGTTTGCCAAATGTTTTTTCCATGACAACTCTTTGTTGCCTTTCGAACAATCGCTCAAGCGCTCGGTCAAGAATTTCAGTCCACCTTTCGGTGTCTGTGTCCGCTTTGGTTTCAAGTTCGTTGAGGAACTTGAGTTGCATTTCGCTCTGAATCTTTTCAAATTCAGAAAGTTGCTGGTCGGGAGTCAGAGCCGTTGTTTCAGTAGGCGCTTGGACTGGCATATCTGGAGCGGGAACTGGTGCTGGCGGAGCGGGTTGAGGCATTTCCATAGCGCCTTCCTGTGGTGGAAGACCACCTGGTACGGCATTCGGGTCAACCCCAGCCATGTCAACTGGTTGTTGTTCCTCGGGTTTGAATGGCTTCTCCGTGTTTGCGATAGGCGTGAGGTTCGGGTTAGAGAGAAGACTGTCGGCGAGTTCTGATTCAACTTTTTTGCGTCCTGTTGCATCTCGGTATTCGTTCAGACTAATTAACCCTTGTTGAAATTCGTCCATGACATAGCGTTCTCGTTCCTGTTTGGCAAGAATGAGAATTGGAATGTCGTTGGTATCAAAATCAACGTAGTATTTATCGTCAAGTTCATCAAACGCTCGAGCAAGAGTGTGAAGATGTGGAGCCATTGTCTCCATCCAAAAAACTCTTAGTTCTTCTGAAGCGTTTGAGAAAGTTCTTCCAGCGGCATTACCAATAACGGACTCGGGAACACCGAAGGCGGCGAAGATTTCGTTCTTTTGAATTTCTCGCATCTGCGTGTACGCGGCGTCTCTTGGTGATGCTGAAGTATCAACATAATCAACACCCGCCTCCGAAGCGATAACAGTTGTTGACCCTGTTTTGGATAGGTTTCCACGGAACCTGTTTTTGAGTTCTTGTTTGTCGTCATCTTCCATGTCGCCACGAACAACTAACAATCCGCCAGGTCGACCATCGTTTAGTAAATAGTTTCGGTTATAGAGTTTTGACAAAGTCTCCAACTCAATTGCAATACCCGCAGACTCCATTGGGGTCATTGAAAGGTATGGGTCTAATGGGTGCGGTCGTCTAATCCAGCAAACATCTTCTGGCTTGAGAGTGAATTTTGTTCCGTTGCGCATATCCACTTCAAAACCTGACACGAATTTTTTAGGGTCAGGAATTGGCGCTGTGTGTTGAGGGGGAAGAAGTTGTAGTGCAATAATTTTTCCGTCACGAGAACGAACTTTCTCAATAAAAACACCTCTGGTACTCATCAAGAGTTGTGCCGAGATTCTGTATCGGAACGCGAAAGAGTTTTCTCCGTCGTTGGATTTTGAGTTGAATATTTCTAGTAGTGATTTATTGTCTTTAGTTAGTTCCCCTCGCTGGTCGTTACCTTTTCGCAGAACGACGGGCAAGCGTGCTTGGTTACCTGCAATTACATCTATGCATCGGAAAACCCAAGTAACTTTTTGCATACCATCTCGGTACGCTCGTTCAATATCCCATCCATCCCTATAGGGCTTGCCTGCTCTTTGTGTGTCAAAAGCAATCGGCGCGCCAGGATTGGACAAGGCTTTTTCACTGCTGTTCCTGAGATCTTTATTGTTGTTGCTGTTCCAAGCCATTATTCAGATCCCAACAGATACCCATAGATTCCGCAGGCGATACCGCCAGCGATAAATCCCGCAGGGGGAAATATTAAACCAGCACCCAACGCAACGCCTACGACGAATAGAAACATCAAACAGTTTGCAAGGTTGCGGCGTGTGGCGAATAAAAGTAATTTACGATAAATATTCATTGAGACCGTCACCTTAGCAAATGAAAGACCTATTTAATACTACATTATGTATCTACCTATTTTTACGAGGGCTAATGGCTGACTGGGATAAAATTTA